CCTTCGCCCGGCATATTTATATGAAGAATTAAAGGCTGCATGTCCACAAAAAGAGAAAGAAAGCTTAGTAGTTCAATCTGTAGAGAACTACATGAAGCAGGGTCTCAAGAAGTCTGAGGCTGTGCGGCGTACAATGAGTGACTTCAAATATGCGTGCGAGGCTAGCATCTATGGGATTCTCAAACGCAATAAAGAGAAAGGAGGCAATGATGATAAACGAACCGCCTGATGTGAAGCCGAAAGGTAGATATTCGGTTAAGGAGACTGCTGAAAAGTTACGAGTTAGCGCAAACACTATCTATCGTTACATTAAGGGTGGATTCCTTAAGAGTATTGTAAGACCGAATGGGCAAGTGGCTATCGCAGGGTCTGAGATTACTCGATTCTGGGGTGGCGAGTATATATAATAAGGTGTAAATATGGAAAAGGAGATACAAGAAGCAATCACATTATTAGAATCCCAAGGTTATGAGATTACTCCACCGCAATCTATCTCTGTCATAAATGAAGAGTTTGAAAAATGGTGGAAGATGTATGGTAAGTGTGTCGGCAAGCAGAAATGCTTAAAAAAGTGGATGCACATGACTAAGAAGGATAGAGCCGCTTGCATGGCTGCTACGCCACGATATGTTGCATCAATCACTCAGAAAGTATATCAAAAACACCCTCTTACCTATCTTAATTCCCGTGCTTGGGAGGATGAAATATATTCTGAGTATGACGAAGTACAGCAACAACAGCAGCGAACAGAGCTTAATTTCGCAAGAACAGCAGCAGCGGTCTTTAACGCCGATTAATATTGAGGATTGGACTAAAGCCCATTATCCTTTGATAAGTGAACGTAAAAAGCCTATTCTTTCTTTAGCTTCCGCAATCGAAGATACAAATTCTTTGATTGATATAGATAAGATATATGAAGAAGGTCTTGCGTTACAATGGGTGAAAGCCCAATTATTAGACACTTTTAGACTTCTTGGTGCTGGTAACTCGGTGAATAGTCTTCAAGTTGTCTTTATGGCAAGACGCATTAGAAATATCTATTATTATCTATCACCAAGCGAACTTACCTATTTTTTTGAATCATTAATAGGTGGGGGCTACGGAAAGATATATGTGGGTAATACTATCAATCCTCAGAACCTTATGGAGGCATTACAGAAGTTCGATTCCGAAAGAGCACAGATGTTATCACAGATGGAATCCGATGCTAATAAGGAGCGAAAAAAGAACGTAAAGGCTGATATTGATACCGTTAATGCTATCTGTAATAAGATACGCAAGGAATTGACTATTAAGCTTATGGGTTCTAGGGCTGGAAATGAATACAAATCGTTTAACGTTAATAAAAACAACAATGAAAATTGAAATCAAATCAATGACTTTACAGAACTTCAAGAAGGTTCGGAGTCAAGAAATTATTTTTAGCCACAATATGGTTATTAGTGGCGCAAATAAGGTAGGTAAGACAACTATCTATGATGCCTATCTTTGGGCAATCTTCGGCGTTATCAGCAAGAAGAATGCTACCGTACAACCTCTTGATATTAATAATGATGTTATTCATCATCTTGAAACCTCTGTCACTGTAGTACTTAACTATAATGATGAGCGAGAGGTTAAGGTACAGCGTATCCTTACTGAGAATTGGGATAATAAGGGTACAGCAGATGAAAAGTTGCAAAGTACTACACAAGAGCGACTTATTAATGATGTTCCTCTTTCACAGAAAGATTTTAACGCCAAGCTCGAAGAACTTTGTTCGCTCAAAAGATGGCTCGTTCTGTCTAACATCAATATCTTTATGTCTTATAAGGTTGATGACAGAAGAAAAATGCTTATGTCGTTGGCTGGCAAAATCAATGAAGAAGAATTGATGAAGCCTTATCCTATGGTGTATAAGGGCGTAATTGAAGAGAAGAAAGAACTCTCCGATATGCTTACACAGCAGAAGGCAACAAAGAAGAAAGCGGAAGAGGAGTTGGATTTAATACCAGCAAAGGTTCAGGCACAAGAGGCTCTTAGAGTTGATGTCGATTTTACTGCTCTCAAAGCACAGAAGGCAAAAATCGATGCTGATATTGCTGCTATAGATGCGGCATTGGAGGGAACGACTGAGAAAGACCCTGCTATGGAAGAGTACCTCAATAAGTTGCAAGCGCATAACGTAAAGGTTGCAAATGCACAGAAGGTATGGCAAGATGCTAAGATTAAGGCGATTGATGAGCTTACGAAGAAGATTTCTACGGCTTCAACGAAAATCAATGACGCTAAATCTGCATATAATACAAATATGGAGACTAATACAAAATACAAGGTTTCCTTGGCAGAGGTCACCATTAATTTTAATAACAAGATTAAAGAGTGGAATGATGCTAACGAAAAGAAATTTAACCATAAGCAAACAGATGTTTGTCCAGTTTGTGGTCGTTCTTATACGGACGAAATGAAGGAAAAGGAGTATGATAACGCCGTTGCCGAGTTCAATAAGAATAAGTCTGATGAACTCACGAAAATACAGAATGAGGCTGCTCAGATTAAGCAACAGATGAATGTCCTCAAAGGTAATATTAATACCTATGAGCAGATTACCAAGGCACAAGATGAGGATAAGGTAAAGAATGCCCAATCGGAGTATCAGAAGTTAATTAACGAGCGTACAGAGAAGCAGAATCAAACTTGGGAAGCTGCTGCGGAAAAGGTGGTCTTTGATAAAGACCTCGCCGATATTGAAGCAATTAAGCCTGTTGTGAAGGTTGATGCTACAATCGAAGAGAATAAGGAGAAAAAGAAGACCCTTGTTTCTCAACGTGACGAGTTAGTTAACAAAATCGCATGTGAGGAGACCAACAAGCGTATTGATACAGAGAAAGAAAAGCTCAATAATCGCTCTGTTGCGTTATCTCAGATTATTGCTGATTGTGGTGAAGTTATTAGCCAAATCAAAGCTTACAAGAAGGCAAAGATTAATCTTGTTGAGCAAAAGGTAAATTCATACTTCTCACTCATTCGTTGGAAGTTCTATCAGCAGAATAAGACCAATGACGATGAGAAGGAAATCTGTACCGCTATTGATAAGGATGGTATTGACTACGATAATACGAATGATGGAACTGTTATTGATATGGGCGTTGATATTATCAGCGGTATATCTAAGGCTTCAAATATCTTCGTACCTTTGTTCGTTGACCGCAAGGAATCAGCAGAACACATCGTGCCCGTTGAACAGCAGATTATCTACTTGCAATGTATCTACGGTCAACCTTTGGAGATTAAATCACTTTAATAACTTTATAAAATATAAATTATGGCAGAAAATGGTATCGTGGTTTCACAGCCACAAGTTAGCGGACTTAATATGTTCGCAAATCAAGACAGTTTTAATACTGGTTATAAAATGGCGCAGATTTTGTCTGCGTCCACAATTATTCCTGATACATTTAAAGGGAACGTAGGTAATGTAATGATTGCTATTGATTTAGCGCAGCGCATTCACACAAATCCACTTATGATTATGCAAAATATGTCGGTAATTTATGGCATGCCTTCTTTCTCCGCTAAATTCCTTATTGCTTGTATCAATGCAAGTGGATTGTTCGCAACACCTCTTCGCTATGAATTTGTTAGTGAGCAAGGAAAAGACGATTGGGGCTGCTATGCTTATGCAATAGATAAGCAAGGCGAAGTGCTTAAAGGCTCTACTGTCACCATTCGCCAAGCAAAAATAAAAGGGTGGTATGATAAAAAAGGTAGCAACTGGCAAGCTGACCCAGAGCAGATGCTTCGTTATCGTGCTGCTACAAGATTTCAGAACGCCTATTGCCCAGAAATTACTTGCGGTCTTGCTGTTAAGGAAGACTTGGAGGATGGCGATTATACTGAGATTACCGCTAATAACGTTGAACAGCTTTCTGCCGAAGAGAAGCTCGCACAAGCTCAGCAGCAAGAGGAACAGCAAGCCAATACTCAGTCGCTCGATATGAATAACGGCGAGAATAAGGAAGAAAATAAGGCTGCTAATAATTCCTCAAGCGAAGAGCAGAAAACCGCTCAGACCGAAGAAAATGCGGCTCAAACAAAGCCTAAGGCAGAACCGATGGGTAAGCAGGAAATGCCTGATATGTTTAAGCAGCAGTAAAATGACGGATAGGAGAGAGAGGAATCTCTCTCCTATATATAATAAGGTATAGAATATGCAATTAGTTACATTAGGTAGTGGAAGCTCTGGTAATGGGTATATCCTACAGAGTGATGATGAAGCACTTATCATAGAATGCGGAATGCCCTTAAAAGATGCCATAGAAGTACTTGGAGGAAATCTTAAAAAGGTTGTCGGTTGCTTGATTACTCATAGTCACGGCGACCACGCAGGGTTTATTCGTCAGTATGCACGACCTTTCAATATCTTTGCAACCAAAGGTACTTTGGAAGAAAAGAAGATAAAGGAAGATGATTTTCATTACAATGTCATACCGATGCTTAAAGAGTTTCGTATTGGTAACTTCGTTATAAAGGCTTTCGATACTGTTCACGACACCAAAGAACCTTGCGGCTTTATCATTTATCATCCCGATATGGGAGATATGCTTTTTCTCACGGATAGCCATCATATCAAATATAAGCTATCTTTTCCGCTTGACTATATCCTCATAGAATGCAATCACATGGATTCATTAGTTGATAAGAGTGTGAGAGAGGGCATTATTCCTAAGAAGGTTGGTATTAGAGCGAAAGCTACTCACATGAGCTTGGAAAGATGTCTGAACTGCTTAAAAGAGAATAAATTAGAAAAAACGAAAGCGATAGTGCTTATTCACATGAGTGCAAACAACGGCGATGCCGTATTATTCTCTTCTGAGGTAGCGAAAGCCACGGGTAAGGCGGTTCACGTTGCGAAGAAAGGATTCTCATTGGAGTTGATGAAATGAAAACTCTTGAAGAAATATCGTATATACACATGATAGAGCAGCTACGAGAGGAGGTTAGAAAGCTTACAGATGAAAATAAGTTGTTGTGTGAATCAATAAAACGTTATTTGCATGGAAAAAGAAAATGAAGAGCCATGTTGCGGTAATTGCATTTCATTTACCAATGAAGGTATTTATGGTGATGGCTTTTGCTGCGATAAAAAAGAAGTCACAGTTTGTTGGGAATGGTGTAATAAACATAAATACAGATAATTATGGTAATAGAAGGAAAACAAATAAATGAATGGATAGAACGTGCATTTAAAAACGCCGTTAGTCATGGTTGGCACGAAGAGGAAAAGCCAACAGTCCATTGGTTAATGATGATTATGACAGAGGTAGTCGAAGCGATACAAGCTGACCGCAAAGGCGAATGGATGGATGATTTGGATAAAAGCGGACTTAAATGTGTGCTTGCTAACGATAATCACGGAGGTTTGGTAGAACATTTCTATAAACAAAACATAGATGGGAAAGTTGAGAGCGAAATTGCTGATATTTGCATTCGTCTGTTTGATTTTATGGGAGTAAACTACCTTAAAGTTAAATCGGATATAAAAATTCAACCATCATGCTATACCGATTTAACTTTTACTGGAGTAGCTTTCTGTGTAACAGAGCGTATTATTGATATTATTAATAATAAGAACAATAAAGTGACTTTGCTCTCTTGTTGTTTATATGCTTTGGATAGTATTTTTGAATGGGCAGAAACATTAAATATTGACCTCGTTCAACATATCAACTTAAAGATGCGCTATAATGAAACCCGTGAGTATCATCACGGAGGCAAGAAGTACTAAAAAAAATAAGGCGGCTGCTCATCACGAGTAACCGCCTTTGTTATCCAACAATCTTATAACCAAAAAACTAAAACCTATAAAAATTAGTAACTATTGAAAATATCTTATCTTTTTCTATTTTTATATATTGCCAAGAATATCATACCTACCATGAAGAGAAGCACGAATACCGCCGTAACCTTACCTAATCGGTAGAATGCAGCATCCATTTTATTCATCGGCTTCTCTATATACACGGGATATGGAACAGAATCTTGTTTAGCTTTATCTAAGGAATCGATTTTGAGTCGATACTTGCTTAGACTATCCTTATATGATTTATAATAAGAAATACTATCTCTGAGCTTCTGTACGAATACCTCTGTATAGTTATGGCTCTCGTAGTGATATTTGGCTTGTCTGAGAATATTACCATCTTTATCAACCATTGTTGAAGTGCTATCTCTAATATGATTAGTTTCAGACTTGCTATTTTCTTTCAGTTCACTTTGAGTTCTCTGATAGAGTTCAATGGTCGCCGAAAGTCTAGCATTAAATATCGAATCCCAATGTGACTGCTTATCGCTGATATAAGTCTGTCGGGTAACCACCTTCGGGGTAGTCGTACACCCGATAACTATCTGCGTCATAAGAAACAGAAGCATTGAAATTGATAAACAATAAAACAAATCTTTAACCCATTTCATAAGCTTATATATTAAAGGCTTTCAAAGCTCTCTTCCAATATTTGGTTCTGCTTGCCAAGCCGTTTGTTCCACCATTAATTTTTTTTGTAACCGCTTCAATATTATTCTTATCAGCTACGGCATTCAGTCCTCTTGTCAGCCAATACCACATACCGCTTTTTACTGCTCCTCTCGGTTGTTCCAACAGCTTTGGCTCTGCCACAACATTACCTTTGCAGTACTTTGAGTTCGTGTAGGCTTGATAATTCGCCCTTCCTGTTAAATGCAAGAAGCCGCGACCTTTATATCTGTAGCCGTCACCCTTCTGGGTGTTACCCAACATCTTTGCGAGCCTACCAACTTCATACTTATGGCAGTAGTCAGCATTACCGATTTCTCGCATGTGTACCAACTCTGCGGTTTCGTGAGCCACTTGTGCAAGGAAATGTGACATGCGAAGTGGAGTATTGATATTAAAAGCATCTGCGTAATCGTTGATATAAGGAAGATATATATCAATCCTTTCTCCAGCATTCGGCATGATGGCTTTCATTTGTTCTTTTGTTACTTTCATTTTTTATCCTCCGTTGCTTTAAATCCTTCTTCTAAGGCATCACCAACACCTTCACTCTTTGATTTAGCAAGAGCTATGATAAAGGCTTTAATGAAGCCCTTTATTGTTTTCTTTTCTACCGCTACGCCACGAACAAATAAGAAATGTCCTACTATGCTCGGAATCTCTATTCTTACCGCAATAAATGCAGTAACAACCCATCCACCCCAAATATAATCAATATCAATCTGCGGCAATAAAGCTCTACCAAGAGATACACCTACCATTATATAGATAAGGTAGTCCACAAATTTATTTACAGTTCTGCGCCTTGCCCGTGATGCTCTGAACTCATATCTATCAGCAAGGAGAGGGCTCTTGCTTTCTAAAGCATTTTTATGTCGAAGGCTACTTTCTTCACAACCAAAGCGATAGTCAGCAATGATAAGTAGAACGATAGCAATGAGCATCCATCGGGTATCGAGTAACATACAACTCAACTCATCCCCGAATAGCATCATCCCTGCCGCTCTTGTACCCGTATTTCCTACTTGTCCTACCATATTTTGTTTTTGATGCAAAAATAGCTTTTAAAATCGAAAGACAAAAGAAAATAGATAATCGGGTGTAAACAAATAAAGAGGAACTTACCAAAAGCTCCTCTTTACAAATGATTCAAACAGTATATCTACTTCAAAAAGTATTCTCTTATATTATATACGCCATCCTTATCTTTCAGTAGGTCAAGGGCTAATTTGTAGGCGTATTCTACAAGTTCTTCCTCATTTATATCAGAAAGAGATTTCTCGCCCTTTATTATGGCAATGGTCTCTCCGTGGTCGCTTATTACTTGATTCATGGCTATATACAGCGCATAATCATTGTAATATGGTTTATCCTCCATGCATAAGCCCAACTTCTCCATTTCGTCCAACCATCCTTGCATATTCCAAGTTGCTTCGGGATTCATCTTACCGATAATATCCAAAGCCTCATTCTTGGTGAGATAGTTCTTCCATTTGATGGCGCAGAGCTTATCAAGATACTCTTGCGCCAACTCTGGGTGCTTCGATGCCATATCCTTCATCATGCAGCGCATCGTATCTCCAAATACGTGCATATACTTTACGTTTGTTGATGAAGCCATCATTCCATACAGCTCATCAAACTTACTCATAATCTCTTTTGCTTCCATATCTTCTTATATTTATGATTATTACTCTGCTGTTACCAGACTTCTCAACTCTTCAAAGTCATCCTTGGTGAAGCTAATACTCTTCTTGCTACCAAAGAGGATAGTCGTTATGATGTTGTCTGGTAAATCAATAGACAAAACACCGCCATCAATGCGACCTTTGATAAAACCAAGGTCAAACTCATAGTTGCTTATATTCTCTAACATCTGCATGATGTCTGAGAATATGGTATCAGCATCTATGTTTCCGTCCTCATCGGCAATGAATAGGGTAGCGTTGTCAATGCTCTTGCCCCAACTATCCTTGTGTTTTGCGATGATGTTATGTGAAGCTCGCTTCATATACACGGATGGAATAGCCAGTGCAGGATTTTCCTTAACCATGTCGCTAATTCTAGCTTCTGCCCACAAATCCAAAGATGTAAGCAGTTTTTCTTTCAGTTCTGTTACGTTCATTTCTTAGTTTCTCCTTTCTTTGTTTTGTTGTACCAAACGAGATATTCTTGCCAAGTCTTGTCGCTGTGGTTAGTCATATAATCGTTGAGCATAGCAGATTTATGTTCCTCTGCCTGCGCTACTTCTTTTCTTAGTCGTTGCATCAAAGATAAGTGCTTCTTCAATGCTTCCTGCCCTTGCTGAGTGCTTTCGATACGAGGGCGTATGATGCGCAATTCCTCGTCTTGCACTAGCTTAGACACATATTGCAAGCTATTAACGTATTCCTGATTTTGCATCAAGTACTGACGTTGTGCGCCTGTAAGATTGTCTTCAATCTTGTCTATCTCATCCCAAAGCGGAGTTTGAGATTGCTGTGCTTGCATGTTGATAGATGCTCGCTTCTGTTGTATAGCTTCGTACATCTTCTGTAGCTCGGCATCCATCATCTGCGGCTGCTGACTTGTGCCCATATCCAATAATGGGCTGTTTCCAAAATTCATCATAATCAATATCTTTAAGTTGGTGATATATTATAGAGAGGTGAGAGGGCATCACCTACGAGAGATAGATACCCCTCACCAACTCATTTCTTTTTCTTGGGCTTAACAACCTTGCTACGCACCAGTGCTGGGCGTTGTGGTGGTTGTAGTGCCGCAGTTGCAGCCGCTGTAACTACCGAATCCCTGGAGTACTGGAGTGTTCGGGAGCATCAACTGCCCTCGCAAGCAATTGCAGGTCTTCTCGTTCACGTAAGCCATCATCAGCTTCTCCTTGTAAGGAGTGAGGGCTTCCATAACGGCTACCTTCTTGTCAAGGTCGCAATACTTAGCTTGCAACGCATCGTACTGGTCTCGCTGGTTCTTGTACAGACCGAAGTCCGCATCAATCTGAGACTTGTACAGACCGAACTCAGCCTCCATTGCACGGCGGTTCTCTGCGTTGATAGCCTCTGTAGCACCCTTATACATAGAGAACTTCTCTGCGATGTCAGTTTCACGCATAGCGTAGAACTTGTTAGCGGTGTCGAGCTTCAAACCGAACATGTCGGTAAGCAGCTTAACCTCATCAGCGCATTCCTTCTCCATTACCTGCAAGGCGGTTGGCTGATTAGCATTCGCGCCATAGCCGTTAGCGTTGATGTTCACGTTCTCAGGCATATTGCTGCCACCGAGTGAACCAAACACACTGCGATTACCGCCAAATAACCAAGCACCAAGACCGAGTGCAGTACCAGCTATACCAAGACCCAATCCTGTGCCTGCGATACCTTTAGAAGCATACTCATCATGCTTCTTTCCCTCTTCGTAGATTTTCTTCTCTACGACCTTTGCATCTGTCATTTCCATAATACAATCTTTTGAAATCCTTAATATTAACTAACACTATTGTAACGTTACTGATGCAAAGGTACGAAGAATAGGGGAGAGCAAATATAACTCTATCACACTTTCTTTTAGTGGTTGATTATCAGTGATTTAAGGTGATAGGAGGTAATGTCATAAATAACAAAAAAAGAGAGGCAATTACTTACCTCTCTTACTCTTAATGAAGTGAAGAATATCCCACTTCTTCCAATATCGGGTGTGCCCACGCTTTTTGCACTCGCCATTGGGCAAATCTCCCCTAGCCACCATTCTGTTAAGGGTAGCATCAGAAACGTGCAGCTTATCCTTGACTTCCTCGGTAGATAGCATCGGGTTGAGAGCATACGGCAGATAGTTCTCACAAAGGTCTTCTATCTCATCGCTGCTCATTCCGCAAGCAGTTACCTTTTCCCCTCTCTTCTCTTGCTCGTCTGCTCGAAAGCAAGAGTCAGACAACGATTTTAATAACACTCCCAAGGTGTGATAACCAAATAACTTTCCCATATCATTATAATCTAGAGATTAAACTTTGACAGCCCTTGCCTGAGAAATACTTATCGGCAAAACCATATACATAAAATATAATGGTCATTACAAGTATTACAACATTAGCTTCCACCATTTCGTTGGTGGTAAAAACATTCCAGTATACGATATGAATAGCATTTATCCCAAATAGGTAGATTATCATCGGAATACGCCATCTGTAGCAGAGCCAAAAGAATCTGCTCGCAATTATAAGTACAAGCGGATGGATGTAAACGGAAAAATAGATAAATGCTGCCGATACCCAATTCTCCTTAAACCATACGCACATTTCTTTTTCATGAGACGCAAATGTTACCATGCATGCAATATGAAAAAGCATGATAAACAGAGGCATCACTTCACAATAATACTTAAACCAAGTGAGTAGCTTTATGCTGTAGCCTCTACCTGCAAGGATAATGACGTTTATAATTTCGCTAACGTCCATGTCCTTAAACATTACTCTTGACAACTGTACAACACCGACTGATTGAACTAACCGATGGACTTCGTCTTTTTGTTCTTCTGTCATTGAAATACCTCCTTTTGTCTATAGTTAATTGTTCATAATTCGTTGATTTAAATTAAATGATGGTGCAAAGATACCCTTTTCTGTACAAAAATAACGAAAATGAGAATATTTTTGTGTTAAGGTTTGCAAAATGTAACAATCTGTAAGTTTTTGCTAGCAAAAAGAAAGGCGGCTACATGTTATAAACCGCCTTATCTTTTAGATTATATAAGTAAGCCAATGGTAACGTTTCCTGCCCTCAAGGTACGTGAGGTTCTCCTGATTGGCATAAGCCTCCCTCTCATACGATATTGCACGATAAGCCTTATGACTGTCTCTGAGGATGATAAGCCTGACAAGCCATTCAACAATATACCACAAGTAGAAAAACACATAGAGCATTTCCTTCATTTGCTCGGTATGTATCTGTTCGTGATTGAGAGTCTTATCACTGATTGACTTGTCTCTTCGAGTGAAGAGAACCCCGAAGAGGTTCACGTAACTGAAACCTCTAGGGGGAATGAATCTGTTCTTTACTATCTTCATCTTTTAAATAATTGATATTAATAAATACGTGAGGAACACATCTGCGAACCCTGCTATCTCCAGCCAATACCAAGGGTGGAACTTGACATCCTTACTGATATACCAGATACCGTTTGCTACCTTGAAGAAATCAATGGCAACAATGTAGATGGTGTATACCAAGGCTATCACAAACGTTATCCACCAGCATACTGACAAGCACCAACCCACACAACCTGCCGCTGCCACGATAGCCGCTGTCTTATGCACGGAATAGGCATCACGGTCGCAGTAGTTCGGGGCAAAGCCTACAAAGCACAAGCCTGCACAGCCAAGGAAGGCTAGGAACTGGATGCCCATGCCCGTATCGAGCAGGCAGATGAGCATCATGAAAGCCACCGCAACCATGATGAGTGAGAATATCCAGCCCATGTTTCGGGGTTTCTTGAAGGGAGCGATTTCACTGCCCGTAGTAGGCTGCAACTGATAATAGGTATCGCTCACCATATTAGGGATGCCGAAGCGCAAAGCCATCAGGAGCAGATAGCCTCCTAGAAGGAGGAATGAGATAAATGCAAGATACCACATAAGCCTACACCTCCATCTTTAACTTGTCGGGATAACCTGACTTATAATCGTATGTCAGAACTCCCTCAATATTATCCAACTCGCTCACTGCCTTCTTGTGCGCTGCCGTCACGTTGAAGCACTCCAGGGCATACATTTCGAGGGCAGAGAGCAACTGTATAGCCTTGTCACAATCTACCTCAAGCTGATAACTTCCCAGCCACAATGTCGTCTTCTCCAGCCCCATGCTCTTTGCGATGGTGGTAGAGTTCATCAGTCCTACACGGGTAGCCTTGTCGAGCCATACTTCCATGCCGTTGAGCTCGAAAGCATTAACGGCTACAGAAGAGTCGTAGACCGTAATCTCAGCAAGCATCGATGTCTTGGCTGCGGAGAGCACGGCTGCGGCATCATGAGGAGCGGTAGATGGGAGAGGGAGCCAATACACATCGTAGGCATACTGCGTCTTCTCACGGGTTTCATACTCCATCGTTCCGTCTTCGTCCATGGCTACGGCCACCTGCTCCGCGGTCTTCACCTGCTCCTCATTGAGTGCAATCATTACTCTACCGCTACCGCATACAAGCACCTGTGCCTGCTGGGTATCAAAAATCTGTCTTGTCTTTTCCATCATTCTATTTTTTTAAAAGAAATTAATAAATACGTATTTTAAATGCCCAGCTGCTTGCAGATCAGACTGCAGGCTTCCTGGTTGCTGGTATGGAACTGCTCGAAATAATAGGATGTTCCTTCGGAGCAGATGCGGGTATGCACGGGAAGCGATACGGCTCCGCTATCCACCAGCTTGAAGAACTCCTTGATTTCAAAACTGCCGTTGTTGGTCACATAGAGGCGTTTGCTGCCGTCATCATTGACTACGACAAACTGGAAACGCACGAAATATTCGCTGTCCTTATTATTGTTGCGCAACACATAGTCAGTGATATAAACCTCCTTTCCCTCTATCTTGTTGAGCTTGACAAGCTCTCCTACCATTGGCTTGACCGCCATTCCTTTCTGGTTTTTCATTCGTAAAGAATTTAATCTGTTATTTATCATATAAATTAATTTCCTGCTGTCAGTCTTCATCAGCATACCGTGATAGCCGGCATAATGCTTCTGCCCACGGATAGCTCCACGTATAGCCCTGCGCCTTATTTCTGCCCTCACATTGACAAACGATTTCCGGAAATGCTGCTTGCAGAACATGAAACCGTCGGATATTCTCACTATCTGATAGTCGTTCTTCATGTGCATGCCATATCTGCCTTCCAGATAGCTCATCTCCCAATGCACAGCCTTGATAACCTTATCCCGGTCATCATCCATGATGATGCGGTTGTCACCAAAGGCTCCGTAGAACTGAGGACGGAATATGCGGTTTATCTCATAGTCCATTTCCGTGAGCGTGAGCATGGCGAACAGCTGGGATAGCGTACCGCCGATGACGAGTGTTTCCGTCTGAAGAAGGATGTCGCAGAGCAGGCTGCGTGTATAGGGACACGCTATCGTATCGAACAATATGCCCAGCACCACCTTGGAGCGCAATGACTCATAGAAATGACGGATGTCTGTAAGTCCGACACTTGCCTTGGGGTGATACTTCACGTAGGTACGTATGCGGTTCACCATGCAATAGGTATTGTCGTTGCTCCACAGGCTTCTGCCCTTAATGCCGGAATAGCACCAGGGCGAGAGCTTGTTGGTAAGTTTCGGTGACAGGACAATGAGCAGGATATTCTGCACGCACCGGTCATATACGGTATAAATGTCTGCGTTGCGGTCCTTGTCGCCCTTGCCCCGCTTGGTAATAATCCTGCGGTTGGTAGGCTGGCAATGATACGTCTCCTCGGTCAGCTCACGTATTATGCGGGCGATGATATTCTCCTTGTTGCGGATAGCATCACGCACTTCAGGCGAGTCGCTTGCCCTAGACAGGCATCTTTCTACTCCCATCCTCACGATGATAGGGTTGGTAATGAAACGTTTCAGATTCTGAAGTTTTCTTTTTCTGCTGGCTGTATCCAATTCCTGAAGGATAGCCTCCTTTTCGGCTTCTGTTCCCTCAAGGGTAGCTCTCAGCGGATAGCTGCCCATCACGTGGGCGCACGGGTCGGCAATATCGTCCGTCCAGAACGGCAGACTGCTGACTTCATCCGCTCCATGCCCACCGGTGGCGGCATGGTCTTGCGCTATGTTTAGTCTTGTTGACCGCGCTGCAGGGTGTTTCATGTTTACGGTTTCTACCTGTTTGACAGCAAAAGCCCCGGCGTAATTGTCATTGCTATTGCTAACAGCGTTGTTGCAATTAGCGGTACGAGCGGACGCATTAGCGTTATTCGCATTGCACCCGACAACAAGGGCCTTCTCCCTGCCTGCGCTCTTGTCTTCGCCCGAAGTGCATGGTTCGGATGCCGGGTTGGTATCCTCCACATGAGAAGGCGTGCCATGCACTTCCTGGCTAGACTCACCCACCGAACAGCCGTACATCATCCCATTTTCTGATGATGGCTGCTTCGCTGAATCGTTATTTTTCTGTCCGATGAGATTTTTCATTATTTTTTAACTATTTTATTACTTCGTTATCTGAAATTATTTCCTCCCTCCCCTGAAAATGAGGGCGCGCCAGTCGGAGCGGCTAAAAGCCGCCGCTCCGCAGCTATATGGCTTGCTTGAGGCTATTTGGTCTAAAAGCCGACAGCTTTTTGTTATTGCTGCCTTATTGCTGCTTGAGTTTGAGCTGAGGGACAGCAAAAGCCCCGGCGTAAGCGTCAGAGCTATTGTTAACAGCGATGTTGCAAGCAGCGGTACGAGCGGACGCAGAAGCGATATTCGCATCGCACCCGACAACAAGGGCCTTGACACCCTCCTTGCCAACTTCTGGCAAGCCATTGCTACCATAGCCCCACATGTAATTGCCGTTCCAGGTGAAGCAGCATTCATGGGTATGAGGATTACCACTGAATCCGGTAAAACAGAAGAGAGAATGAGAATAGTCTGCCTTGCTTATCCATTTCTGATTGCCGCTTACGGTAACAACATCAGAGAGTCCCTTCAGAATATTGAAGTCCTTGGCACTGCCTACGTCGCCATAGGCAGTATCATTGGTGAGAGGCTGCATATCCTGCCACTTGCTGGCGCAGTAAAAACGGTTGTAATAGCCGCTGGAGGTTCTACCCGTGAGATAATGCGCTCCGCTCAACTGACGGAACAGACCATCCATCGGAATACTCAATCCACGATAGATAGAGTGGGAGAACTTATAGATGATATATCCACCTGCAAGACTCGTAGAACCGGTATAGCAACTGTCTGCACAATTCATCTTGACATAACAGTTGACCACGGCTGTCATCACACCGTCGCCGATACCCTGGCAGTTAGGCACATCACGTACGATATAATATCGCTTGTTAGCTGTCATGCCGTTACCGTTGGTAGGGTTGATGCTGCCATCGGAAGAGCAAACCATATTACCACTGGCATCCTCATAGAAGATATTAGAGGAAGAGCCAATCTTAGACTGCAATCCTGCCTTCGTAATCTTATCGAGCACGGAAAGCGCCTCGCCGTTCTGTGTGAAACCGTAATGCAGGGAGCCTACCAGCTGATCTACGTTATATTGTGCACCGCCACTGGCTCCACTCTTAAGGTTCTGCGACATCAGCCCCGCAAAGCCTACAACCGTCTTGTCACTCTTGAACATCTTAATACCACTGTTGGCTGCTATCTTTGAATCGTTCCAGGTAGAATCTCCTACCGTTTCCTGCATCGTGCATCCTACTCCCATGCAGTAGAGGTCAGTAGTGTTCAGCGTGCCACACTCGGCATACATCAGTACAAGCAATAGTTCGTAGAACTCATAGTAGCAACCCATGTAAGGATAGTTAGTGTTGGCATCTGCGTTCTTGTTCTGTGCGTTGTGAATAGACTGCAAAGCACTGACATACTGGGTAGGATAACCCGCTCCGCTCGCCTTGAACACCTCCTTCAGCAATCCACCCGGAGCGCTGTAAGAGCCTATGCCCGCATCACCGATGACGCAGTGAGCCTGAGAACGCTCATCACTAGCCAGCTTGCAGTTGGCGGCATAGAAAGGAGAGATGGCAAACGGACCGAGCAGCTTGGAAGCATGGTTCTGCCAGTAGCATGGGATAACGCCTACACCGATGCAGCTCATCTCATTGCTGCCTACCGTTTCATTACCCTTCAGCAGATTGAGCGGAATATCGCTATATACCATGATGTCGCCTTCCGTACCGTCTACCGCCATGTCCTCGCCATTCGTGGCAAGCGTAATGCGACCCTTGGCACATTCATGCTGCAACACGGCTTCATTATCTACCCGCTTCACGGTTCCCAACTTGATATGTGAACCGATTTCACGTATCAGCTGTCGACCACCATAGATGTAATCACTCGCAGGAGCCGGATCAGCATCGCCCGATATGCGGGCAAATCCGCAGAACGGGTTCTGTGTCTGGAACGCATCCATCAGCGCCTTGAACTGCGTGATGCTGTCATTGACCGGAGTCTTATCGAGCCACACCTTCCATCCCTCTGCCGAAACAGAAGGCTGGGTGGCGTTGTTATCTACCAGGGATAGGAAGATACCATCCTGAGTATGCACGATGTCATTAGTCTCATAGGTAGCTCCCTGCTGCCAGTTACCCTTGTCAGAAACGAAGGCATTACCTAAAAGAATTTCTTGCTGTTCTGCCATATTCTTATATACTTTTAAAAGATTAATAATTAAATTCTGAATACTAACTTGTTACCCTTCTTTACTACTCGCTCGCTCACGTTGCTGCCGTAGTCTACGATATAGAGCTTGTTGCCCACATGCTTGAAGGTAGGATACATGGCTCCACCTCTTGCCACGATACCCGTATCTTCGTAGGCGTGGGTCTTGATATTCCATTGCCACCAATTTCCGTTATCACCCATCTTTACCGGATGCTCATTCAGCTCCTGGGCAATGGCGGTCTGCGTCTGCGACTGGGTAATGGCGGTAGAGGTGTCCTGCTGCCGCTTGGTTTCTGCCGTCTTGCGTGTCGCCTCATTGCTGTTGCGGGTGTTTTCTGCCGCCACACGTGCCTTTTCAGCTTCTACTCTTGCGGTTTCAGCATTCACTCTACCGGCTTCTCCCTGAATCACCTTGTTATAGGCTTCGGCAAGGGCTGTAAGGTCAGGATTCATGTCGGTATATGCCACCGCCTGCGCCCACGTCTTACCGTCATCATAGCTTACCTCTATACCCATCGTGCCGCCACGGAACTGAGGAGTCTTACCCTTGGCTACTACGCCCAGGTCCTTGCCGTCAATCTCCCAATTTCCATTGGCATTGATGCTAGGCTTTATGCCATTTGCGAGATAAGCCCTTACGAACTCAGCAGGAATCTTGACCTGCAAGCCGCTAGCTGTGTAAACCCAGAAAAAGTCTGTGCTCACTACTAGGCGTGAAGCGGTGCTCAACTGGCTGGCTATGTCATTGATTTTTATTTCTGTTGCCATAAAATTATTGATTTAAAGATTCATTGATTGCCTTGCTGACAGCTTCGATGAAGCAAGGAGCGGTGGTTTTCTCCACCAGCCCATTGATGATGTCTAGCTCTTCCTGCGAGTAGTCGGTTTCATCACTTCCGTTCCACATCTTGACGGCAAGAGCCTGTCCTGCCAATCCAAGACCTGCACCCTGCGAATAGATGATGTTCGCAATCTGCTTGCGTGCGTTCACTACCTGACACTGGCTCTTGTCGAGTGTCACGAATACTTCTAGATATTCTAACTTAACTTTCATACTCTTTGCTTTTTATTATATAACCTTTTTTTTATTCCATTAACCAGCGCTACATTCGGAAAACCACGTATCCCCATCAAATATGAGATGTATTTGCTCATTTTTTTTTGTACTTGTAAATTCTCCTGTTTTACCGCTCGAAGTACGATAACTAACTCCCGCAGGTGCTTTTATTGTAACATCGCCAGTTCCAGCTCTTATAACTGTAAAGACATCTCCTGTTTTAGCACCTGTTGCAGAAGTTGGCAAAGTTATCGTGATGCTAGATGAATTGTTGCAGCGGATACACATTCCTGACGCATAAATTGAAGCATTATTGCGCAAATCCAAACTGTAACTAAGTGGGACAATAGGAACACGGAAACCAACGAATGTACCATTTTCCATTACAATGCCAGGGTATTGAGCACTAGCATTGGAAGCACCAACGTTAATGTGGATTCCTGCCTGAGTTGCAGAACTTTGAGTAACAATACCATAATTTACAACAGATAGAGCAAAGTTATAACTGGCATAGGTAAAACCCTTTGCATCTAGAACCACCATGCGGGTAAAGTTGTTGCCTTCCTTTCCAATAACTAATCGTGCATTGCTACAGACAAGATTATTATCTTCCAGTTTGAAGCCGCCAATCTGTCCGCTCGTAGCCGTAATCTTACCCGTAATATCCGCATTGGTCGTCTTAAATTTACCACCTCTAGTTATAGAAGTAGTAGCATTGCTGCCTTCAGTACCGCCTATCCAGAACGCATAATCTACATCATCCTTCACCCATCGGAACGAGCCAAAGATATTGTTACCTTCCATCAGGTTAAACTGCTGACCTTGGGCGAACTTCAGAATCGCATTCTTTGCCACGATAAGAGGAGAATACATCGGACCAGTATCACTCAGTTTCGTCCACAGCTTATTTTTGTCAGAGTCAACTGCTGATGGGTCGAATGAACTGCCCGTAGCCGTATGCGTAACGTTGCATTGATAGATAGACCAGCCATCGTTAGCATTGTTATCCTCGATATATATCAGGTCGATATACTTCTGTTCCTTGGTCAGGGCAGAATCATTATGATAAGTTGCACCGCTCTTCCATCCTTCGGAATTTCTGACGATGCAGCCGTTCTTGCCCATCTTTCCGGCTTCGGCAAAGTTGGCTACCACAACAGGCTGACTCCAATCGTCCTGAACGGAGTCAGTACCATGTTTTCCTGCACGAACAGACTCCCAAATGAACCTGTTTGTAGACGATACTGCTAGCCGTTTTGCCGTCCATCCTCCCTGCAAGATACCATTTGTACGGTAAGGCTTGGCTGGCACTGACGTATCGTTAGCGGTAGCGATATAGGCGCGCTCCATAACGATGGCTTCAGCCTGCATCGGCATCGCCTTGCTCCAGGTTATGTTGCCTACAGCATCTACGGTTCCGTCGGTACGCCATAAGCTCTCAGTAAGAGCTATCATCGATTGCCAGGCAAAGAGACCATAGTCGCCGTAGCTATCTGTGCCGCCATCCTTGAAATATCCGATAAAGAAATAATATTCTCCTGCATCAGGCATGGATAATTCAGCAACAAGACTCTGACCATCGCCGCTTACTACATAGGCATACTCTGATCTGTTGAGATATTCGCTATCTTCCTTTATCTGATTGCCATCACTATTGATGACCTCAGACGGCAGATAGAGACGAGAGATACATACCAGGTCCCAGTTGGTTTCAGAATAAGACTTCATCATCACTCTGAGATAGCTATCTCGGAAATGGTTAACAACTTTAATACGGCGTATGCACTTGCCGTTGTTGCCAAGAGAGGAAGGAGTCTTATAGAAAGTTTTCTTCTGCTTGATACCATCTAACAGAATTTCACTTTCTTCTGTTCTCCATGCGTTAGTACTGCTGTTGTACCGGTCGCTAATCTCATCTGTTGTAATCTTACCACCCAGCACGATACTCTTACCCCCCGTAGATGGAGCCGTCTTTGTCCAGCCGCTGCCAATATCATCCTGCGCTTTATCATAGTCGGCAAGCGTTTTCGGGGTAGGAAGAACTGATGGTTCTGAAGCTGAAGACTGATAGCCTACGATGAGACCATCGCCATCCTTAGCCTTATACCCCTCGCAGGATACCGTATATTCAGGGTCACCCTCAGTATAGTTGGTTCGGACCACCTTCCACAGCCAAGGCTTGTCGTCGCTGAAATCTTTCGGCATATCCGTACTTCCATGATACCATATTTCGTTAGCATCAGGAGCATCCGTCAGAGAATGCCATGCAATAAACCTCGTTTCCTGACTAACGATACTTCTAGGATAACGATTGAAAAGTTGTGGCATCGAGAACTCACCATCACTGCCAAGTTCTCCCCGCTTATAAGCCACGAAAACATATCTTTTATCCTCTGTTGGAGCCATCAGGTCATCCTGCCATCCATCAGTAAGTTTTCCGTTTGTTCGCTTAGGTGCAGAGAAATCATTATTTAGATAATTAGACTGATAATAGATATACTCATATCCATCTCCGTCCGAACCCGTCACGTTAGGTACTACCTTCACGGTCACATAGTCTATATAGGTTGAGCCGTCATGCGTGCCCGTCACCTTGAAGACAACGGTCTGCGAGGTAATACCGAGGGCAGCACCTTCCTCGCACGTTATTGTAGCTACATTGCCGCTGATAGAGCAGGACACATTACTGAGCGTAGAACTGTACCTTTGGATTGATGAAATATTACAGTCATGTCCGTCTACGAGAAGGCTAAAACCAACTTCCTCTCTGAATGCCAGAAGAGTATTGCCATTACTGTCGGTAGGAATCGTGACAATATCATCGGAAGACTTCGCTTTTGGCGCATGCTTACCGAAATGTGCGTATTCCGCAGGTTCAGAGAAAGGTCCCCAATGACCGTTAGTTGATACTCGCTTGCTTACCCATTCATACTGGTTCACAGCATCCACGCCCGTAGGGTCATCCGTCCATCCCAAAGTGGTAGGAACATAATCTGTGCGCTGGTAATCGGTGTCTGTAGCATAGTCGCTAGGAGTAGGGTTAGAAGGAGCGGAGTTTTGCAACTTAAAGATATACTCGAAACCCTTACCGTCCTTACCGTATGCAAGCACAGGTACAGACTCCTTGTCAAGCATCTGATTGTTCTTATCGTAGAGAGCGAAAGTAACCATCTTATCGTCTGGCGCTACATCAACACCAGCACCAAGAGCCAAGTCTTTAGTAGCATTCTCGCTCTTTCCGTATTTCAGCGACATTCCAGCAGGAAGGGCTGTCAGCTTGTATCGCTTATCATCGGATGATGTGGCATAGACATCACAGCTCACGGAATTGACCGTCTTGTTTCCGTCCTTATCAACTACGATACTGTCCGCAGAAGGAATCAGCTCATAGACGACCGTATCAGACGATTTGAGGATAATCAACTCCCTTGTATACTCGTAGTTAGCTCCTGCGTATCTTCCAACAACCGTGATGTTCATCTTCGTAACCTGAGCAAGGGTATCGGCAGTAAGGTTATCCGCATCAATGGTAATCACCTTCGCCTTGCCCTCAATGCTCATTGAGGTCTTTAAACCTGCCACCTTAGAGATATTGAGCGAGGAAATCGCCCATGGCTCGTTATGATACATCAATGACACTTTGGTCTTGATAGGCAAGCCGATATACTTAGCTGTCTTGGTATTCCACGCCACCGATGCGCTCTCATTACTGAGGTCGCACACCATAAAAGGCAGGGTATCGTGCTGAATGCGGATAGGCATCTGCACCATCTTCGATGTCTTGCCTTCCAACTCTACCACAATCGTTACCATCGCATCGGTTGCCTTTCTCATCGCATCATAGTCAAAGGTGGCATCATCTTCTGTTCCAGCCACTCCATCCTTGATATTGCGGATAGCGGTAACAAAGATGGTAGAGTTCTGCACCATCACCTCACAATCTTCGCTTACGGCATGCACACGATAATGTCCTGCTGTCACGTCCTCAGTATTGCCATCCTCTTCAAGCAATATATCCATTCCCTTGCGCACGAATACAGCCGTAGAGATACGGTACTGTTTTGTAGTCTTCGCCTCGTCCTCGGTATAGAGACCATTTATGACATTGCCCATATCATCTACCGTGATAACGCTCTGATACTGTGACAGACTTACATCATAAGCCTTAGCCTCCTCACGCAAGTCATCCAATCCAGAGAGTCCTTGCAGGAAGTTGATATTACCTCCGAAATAGATGTTGTCTTGAACATAGATGCCATTGCCTTCTGGTCGCACGGTAGAGCCATCCTTCTTGACAAGGAGCAGACCACCCAGCCAGCCGTATCTTGCCACACGGTTCTGCGACTGCACTTCCCAAGTTTTGACCCCATCCAATACCTCGATAAAGCTGTTTCCCCTTGAGGAGAAATACATGCTGCTCTGTCGCTTTTCATCAGTGAAGCTACCGTATTGCGCAAAATCCATATAGGCACAAGGGTCTGGAGTCACGGAACTTTTCTTGCCGTACTGGAAGACGAACTTACCCTTCTCGCTTGTGATGATATGGCTCACGTAGAAATAGGTAGAGAAGAAGCCTTTATGCTGAACGAAGTTGCAGTCATCGGAAGCCCCTTCCTCAATCTTATCAGAACCATAGACGTTTTCAATATCGGCATAGAGACCTCGACAAATATCGCCCACCTGCAAAGAGCCATAATCATTCTCCTCAAGATGCAGTGTGATAGTACGATTCTTCACGTCCACGCTCTCAATAGTACCATGCCCATTCGTATTCCACTGCTCTGCCTTGGTTACAGAAATCTCATTAAAGACGAACTTAGGTGCAGATATGAACTGACGGGCATAGATACTGTTCACCTCCATGTCACCCTTTTCGTCAATCTGCGCACCCTGACCATAAGGACCAGAAGAGAAGTTGTTGGTAAGAAGACGGAAGAGGCTCAGAGTACCATCAGCCGACCATGTTCCGTTACCTTCGCCAATATTCAATCCCTTGAGGAACTTCTGCACCTTCTCAAAGGTGATAGTGCCGTGGGCGGTATCGTTGAACTGCTTAGAAATAAAATTATCACTTCCGTATTTAGCAATAAGGCTTCGTAGCTGAGAAACAGAATAACCACCCCCACTACCGTTACTTCCACCGCTCGCAATGATTGTCTGTACATCTTCTTTGAGCTGCGTTATAGTACCTTTTATTGCCTGATTACCTATTGTAATCGACTGAATAAAGTCGTAATCAATATTAGTCGATAGCTTCAATACTCTTGTCGCAAGCTCATATCCGTGTCCGTCCTTATATGTAACGCTCTGTCCGATTTGTAGTTGAGGGTTATCCATCAAGAATACATCAGAATATGATTTAACCTCATAGTTATTCAAATCAGAGAGTAATCGCATAATCTCCTCCTTCGCTTTCTCTAACAATCTATCTTTAGCATCCTCATAATAAATTGTATCAGCCATTGCGATATTATAGAGAATTGTGATATTACACTTCAAAGAAGGTTTGCTGTCTCCACGAGGTATGAGCATTTCTGCTTCATTTGTAGGTATGATAACCTCATTATCCTCTTGATAGATGATTTCGTAATCACCAGCCAAAACAGAGAAATTATCCTTGCTAACATCGTCTGACGTATGCGAGGATGATGCCTCTTTATGATAAATAAGCTCAAAACCTACATAATCGCCGTTAGTGCCACGCCCTGCCAGTGGAGTAGAAAGCGCACCCGTATTAAAGTTTGCTTCAAACGAACAACCGATATTCTTTCCATTGATAAGCAAATTATCGGTAACTTCAAAATCATACCAATAATGAGTAATGCCATCATCTATAGTTGTATTGATAATCGTCTTTCCTTCTACTTTTTCTGTTGTAGGATAAGCCAATCTCATATACCATACTGTAAAAGTCTTGTATTCTTTGACAGAACCATCTGTATTGTATGAGATAGGGATTTTTTCATTATTTTCATCAAGCACATACTTAACTCGCCCACGTACATTATATACATAGGTATTAAGTGAAGGATAAATCTGAGATAAATCAAGTACCTTTGTAAAGAGAGGTTCTTTCGTTTTATCCGCTCTAAGGTCAAGGGTTGAATACTTATCAATAGAGTAGGAGCGTTCCTTTCCGTCTATTGATATTGTACCATTGCCCTCATCTAATTGCAGACGTATATCACCAGATGATACATTCTCACCCTTGCTATTTACCTGAGTAATATTTCTTGTACCGCCGAAGATAGAGAAAGCGTTATAGTAGCCTTCTTTGCTATTATTGATACTTGGTACACCTACATTCTTTCCAACCTCCAAAACGACAGGAGTTGCGCCGACTAAGACCTTACCGATGTAGATAATTTCATCATCATAGTCAATATGCCATTCGCAGTTATCCCCGATAGCATTTGTAATCGCCGTAAGCGCAGATATAAAGTCATTATCGCTAAATGATACATTGATTGTATTTGCCGTAACCTTCTGAAAAATGACTTTCCATCCGCATTCGCCAAACATTAAATCCTTGTTAAGGAAATCAGCTATCTTGCCACTAAGAACAGACGTAGTACCTACGAAAGACCATACATTTTGCTTTACCTCTATATTCTGTGAATTACGGGTATAGATAAAGAATGGGGTCTTCGATAGAATCATCTTCGGATGCAGGAACTGAGGAGTGTACTTCCAAGAGCATTCATCTGATTGAGTAGGTTCATACGATTCCAAGAGAAGGAACTTCCTAGTAACCTCTCTTACCTTATCTATCTTATATGTATAATTGATATACGCACCAGCAGGCAGAATAATCTTTTCGGCAGCGGAGAAAGACAGAGAAATGTAATCTGACTTAGACATTTCCTGTTCTCTCTTAGCTGCCGATGTTACTTCCGCTTGCATCAGCACATTATCATTAATATCGTATATCTTAATCATAACTTAATTCTATCATTCGGGTTGTACTCCGTTAATTTGAGTACAAATTTACCTCTTTTTAAGCCATAATCACCAAACTGTGAGCATTGCGTATAAACAAGTTTAAAAACCCTCTTTAAGCGAGGAACTTTTAAGCAAAACTCACCCGAATAAGCTATCTTATTAAGGAAAGCTTCATATTTCTGCAAGTAATCTTCTTCTGAATTACCTTCAAGAAAGAAAGAGATATTTATATCACGCTTATCTTTCTTCGCATACTTCGATGTGGCGATAACCGATTGCCCATGCTCCAATCTGCTATCGTTCGTTACATAACTTTTTACAGGGGCAGGGGTCAGCAGAGCTTCTCGCCAACCCCTTACCAATGTAATACCGAAAGTATCAAGGTCAATGTAAGCAGTATCCGCTTCATCTACCAATTTAATAAAAGCATCATTCTTCATAACTTAATACTTATCCTTCATTAATTTATACATATTTGCGATGTCTTCACGTATCAATATAATTGGTGCAGTATTCTTATTGATTGCTTCCAATTGCTGTAATCCTTGATACTGAATATCTCGCATTTCAGAGATATTATTATATGTCTGCTCAGCATAGATGCGCAAGAAAGAAACATCAACTGCGATAGCCTTACGAACCTCATTACCTTGCTCTTGTGCAATCTGCACCGCATAACCGATACCGATAAGGCTGCTTCCTTGGTCTGCTGTGATAGCTTCGATACCTTTACCCGTTGCCGTCTGCTGAGATTGCACCTCCTTATATCCTGTTATCGCAGCAATATTATCTCTTATCTTTAAACCTTCATTAACGATGTTATCGTACTCTTTTTTAAGAGCATTCAAATCATCATCCGAGAGCTGTCCTTGCTTCATCTTATCAGCCCACTTTTCATAAAGGGCTTTAAGTCTCTTGTTTGCAATGTCATCAACGGCAAAGTTAAGCATTGACTTATTGAGCATCGTTGTGAAATCATTTGCGAAATCTTGCGCCGATTTACTCATATCCATAAGATTGCTAATAAAGTTGTCCTTTAACGAATCGAAGGTTGTCTGCGTAAGATTCTGATTGATTTTATCAGTCAGCTCTTCAAGCTTCTCGGCAAGGTCGGTATAATTCTCCCAATATTCAGTTTTATCATATTTGCCTTGGTCGGTCATATTCTTCCATACATCTTGGTTGTATGTGCGAATATCCTTCATCTGCTCTGGAGTGAGCTTATAAATATCCTCCAAGGAATTTACCTTGTTTATCGTAGAATTAACATAACCGCCTCTTACTGCTGATTGCTGTACCAACGTGCGATTGATAGCAGCATAATCCTGTGCCGACAGATTCCAATAATAAGCATTAGAATGATGAGAGCCGTGATAACCCATCTGTGACTGAAGAATTTCCATACTCTGCTTATTGATTTGCTTCTGTGCATCATAGGCTTTTTGATAATTGCTGACGGCACTCATTCCCGAAGTCTTATCAATCGAACTCTTTAACTGCTCAATAGAGTATTGCAATCGCTCGTTTGATTCTGTAAGGCGATTTGTAGTCTCCGCAACCTCCTTCGCATTACTTCCATTGCCGATACCAAGAGCACTACCAAGCGATTTGATAGCCCCTACGCCGTTAATAGCTGCTCCGATATAGTTGCCCGTAGCAAAGTCTGATGCCGCTTGCGAACCCTTATTGAAGGCATCTGCACCACTTTTAAGCTTCTTTCCTAGGTCTGAATCACCGAAGCCGAGAACATCAATCAATTCACTTGCTTCTTGTAGCTTCTTAGCAACGTTACCGATGCTTTCTGCCCATTCATTAGCAATCTCCTTAATTGACTTTCTTGCCTTATCTTGTGATATATTTGCATCCTCCTGTGCCTTCTTTACTTCCTTTGTTGCCTTTCCGACTTTTACCTCAGAAACAGCGAGTTCATCAAAAAGTTTCTTTAATTTTTCAAGCTGTTCATTACTGAGGTTCATCTTATTCTCATTGAAGAGTGTGCTCTTATTCTTAGAGGTTATCTTATTTGTGCTTACAGATACACCCGTCTCAGCAAAGACTTTCTGTATAGCAATCCTCGTAGAGGACTGTCGTTCCTGGGCATTATATTGCTCAACTGTAGCTTTTCTTAATCGCTCTTGTGCGTCAGTAGCCTCTTGCAAGAGACGATTATATTCACGCACCTTCTCGTTAGACCATCCCCACTTATCGGTCTGCTCTGAAATTGCATCATCAATCTTTCCAATCTGTTCAGATACAACCTTCATATCATCAATATCAAGAGTACCCGAACCGAGAAGGTCTTTGAGCTTTTTTCTTAGGTCTTCGAGATAAGATTTGCTCAATCTTCCCATATCAGAAAAAACAGAATCCCAGTTGATAGAATCCTTGAAATCATTGAAATTGAGCTTCTTTAACTGCTCTTCAAGGTCAGTTTTTAACTTTGCTTCCTCGAAAATATTACCCTTTGCCCTTGCTTCTTTGATTTTCTCGTTATATTCCTCAACGATGGCGAGCTTCTGCTGTTCGAGATTGCCATACTCCTTCAGGTATTCACGATATGATTGCAAATATTTTAATTGCATCTCTCTCTCATATTGCAACTGCTGAGTATTGAGAAGTGCTAATTTCGCATCAATAAGCTTTTGTTGCTCATTAGTTAGCTTTACATTTTTATCAAGCCCACTAGCATAAAAACCTTCCTTTTTCTTATTTGCAGGATTCTTGCTATATTCTGCCTTTGCAATCTGAATATTCTTCTGACGCAAGGTTTCAGCTTCTTCTTCTATCTGATGTTTCTTTTTCTCAAAATCAAGCTTTCTCTGCTTTAACTCTTTTTCGTTAGCATCATGTTCCTTTGCAATACCTTCCTCTTGCTCGGTGACATAAAGTTCCCACTCGATTCTCTTATCATCGGCAAGTTGTTTTGCTTGCTGCTCAGCAAGCTGCTCACGATAGTTGCGTTGTTGGTCAGCAGACCTATCCTTTTTTGGTTTAGGGACATAACTATTTCCTCCAAGATTAATACCAGTATTAATAGGCTTATTCGATAAAGCAATCGTAGAGTTTCTTTGGTTTCTCAATAATTCATTAAACATTTGAGGAGTAAACTCTGAGAAAGCAGAACGATTATTATTATAGTATTGTAACATGAAATTACCTGCACTCTTGGCATAAGCATTACCACTTGCGTTACGCCATTTTCTTTGTGCATTCTTTAATCCTTGTTGATATACTCTTTTAAGTCTATCCCTCTGCTGTCTATACTGATTCAAACCATCCTCCTTGCTAATATTATATTGTTGCCTTGCTCCCATGTTAGCAACAGCAGATTCTTGAAAACCAGCCGCCCAACCACTTGTAACGGATTTGGTATATTGCATACCACGCTTTGCTCCTTTATGGTTATTATCGAAATTCTTTAAATAATTAAGCTCGTCTGCTGTTTTCTGAGCACCGCCTATAATCTTTGTAAAGAAATTAAGTATTCTTGTAAGGGTTGGTGTAAGGTTTGCATTAATCGCAGTGAGAAAACCATTCCATGAGTTTTGTAGTTTAGCAACATTCACAGAAGCTCTGGCATTAATATCATTCAGAAGTTCCTGTTTAGCAGCATTACTATCTATGCCTTTATTATACTTAGCAATAGCATCAGCATTCTTAATAAAGTACATAGCAATACTACGCTGGCGAGCCATGAAGTTATTCTCAACGTGTTCTCCTCTTTCGTATGCAGCTTTCAGATTTTGCAAGGCTGTAATCATTCCGACAACAGAAGGATTGTATTTATCTTGCATCTTACTCATACTCATAAGGAGCATAGAGAATTTTGACGCTGCCTTTTGAGCACCGCCAAACTGATTACTAGAATAACCGATAAGAGTAGCCATTTCTTTAAAAGAAACGCCATAAAGAGCAGCAGAAGAACCTGCACTTGATATAGCATCAGCCATTTCACCGAAGCTACTTGTTGAGTTATGAGAAGCAGTTGCAATCATGGCAGATGCTGCTGTAGCATCTTGCGCAGTCATGTGATATTCAGAAGCAAGATTTGAGAGGAATTTTGCTCCCTCTTCTGATGTTTTTCCAGCAAGTGCTCCAAACTCGTTTGATGTCTTAATCATAGTGGTAAGAGCCTCTGGTGAATCTCTTAGACTATCCCATACCTTTACGAACTGAGTTGCAGCAGCAGCCATATCAGAAACCGACTTAGCAGTTTCGTCTGATAATGAAAGTATATTCTGCCTTACCGTCTGTAAGTTACTCTCATCAAGATAATGAGAGAGAGGTTGTAGAGCGTTTCTAAACTCTTCGGCACGGATAGTCAGCTCATAAATACCTTTTCCTAAAGCACCAAGTGCTGCTCCCCATACTCCGATTTTTCCAAAGAGTGAGAAGAGGGCAGAGAAATCACCTTTTAAAGCTCCACCAAGAACACTTTTAAATTTAGAAAAGATTCCACCTACTTTTTTTGTTGCATCTTCGGCAGACTTTGCAACCTCCTTGGTTTCCTCTTTTGTCTTTTTAGCTCCTTTAGCTGCATCCTCGTAAGACTTTCCTAACTTATCTGTATTTTCTTGTGCATTCTTGCTTTCTTTGGATGTATCTTGCAAAGATTGTTTCATCTTTTGCAATTCAGCCTCTGCATCAGCTATCTGCTGTTTAGTCTTTCCATATTCACCTCCCTCACCATTCTGCCAAGGAAAACCATAAGTTTTTGTACCATACAGCATCTTAGTAAGAAGTGGCTCACTATTTAGCTTATCTCTCTGTTCGTCTAATGCTTCAAGGTAAGCTTTGAGTCTTTTTATTTCTTCTTCTTTCTCTTTGATTGCCTGTATTTCTTCTTTATGAGATTCAGCTACTTCTTCTATTTTCTTTTGGTAATTTTCATGCTCCTCTTTAAGGTTTGATATAGCTTCTTTGAGAGATTGATAATCCTTCATCTGTTGCTCGTATTGAGATTGAAGCCTATTTACTTCTTCAAAATCGCCATTTTTTCCTGCTTCGTTTCTTGCTGCAACTGTCTCGTATATTTTTTTTCCTAAATTATCAAGTTCGGAATTTGCACTCTTCAATGAATTTATATACTCTTCCTCATCTGATTTTCCCTCAGCAAGTCTTTTTGCAACCGCATCAATGGCTTCTGCTTCCATTTGTGCGGTATAGACATAATCTTTCGCTGATTCAGTAAGATGCAACTTAGCTTGTGTATTCTGCTGAGTTTTCTCCGTTTCTTCAGCAATCTTGGTTGAGTTTTCTCCATGTGCTACAGCTTCTGTTCCAACCGCAGCCGCCGCACCTACGTGAGCTGCCGCATTTGCACCAGTTGCTGCGGTTGATATAGAACGACCTGCATTCAACGTATCAATAGCAGCGTTAAGAGTACCAACATACTGCTGAGTACTACCGAATGTACTCAACATTGATGAATATTCACCGTTAAGTTTCTCTACTAAGTTCTGCTGAGACCTTAACTGTTCATTAATCTCATTCCACTTCTGTGAACCTTCGGTTGTTTCCGATAATTTCTTTTTGAGCTTATCAACGGTTGCTTCTGCGGTCTGAGCCTCTGATGCAAGCTTCTTTAGTGCCTCTGGAGTATCGGTAAGCGATTTATTAATCTCTTCGATACCTTGCTTTAAAGCCTGCACTGATTGTTTCGTCTTTTCACTATCAGAAGCCGAACTCTGAGCAATATCATTTAATGCCTTAGTCATCTTTGAGCTAACTTCATCAGTCTTTACTCCAAGTGAATTAAGGTCATTTATCAACTTATCAAAAGACTGCTGAATATCGGAAATATCCATCTGTCCGCTGATTCCAAGTATTTCATCTGCTGCTGCCATATTGTTTGCTTATTTATATGATTATTACATCATGCCCATAAAGAAATCATTAGCAGAAATTGACTTATCTATCTTATGATACTCTTTTTGTGGCTTCTTTTGCTGTCTGCTGCCTTTTCTCGGTTCATCCTTGGTATTTGTATTAATGGGCGGAATCGAGCGGTTAAGCAGAATAATATTAAGGTATGAGCGATTAAATACGACCTCCTCGTAACTCATACGAAAGTACTTCATTACTTCTCCGATTGTTGCCCACGGGGAGTCGTTTTCGGCTCCGTCATTATCTTCGTCTGAGTCAGGAAAGTTATAGAGGTTAAGAAAAAATTTGCATTGAAAGAACCACTTATAAACTTCACAAGCTCATTGAATGCCATGATATCAAGGTGCTTGCGTATATATCGCCCCCATATCTTGCGTGCCCACTTCTTGCGAAAGGCGCACACGATAAAAATCTCGCTCATTAAACGAGCTGTCTCAGAGTGCTCAAATAAGAGAGGGATAATATTTACCTTATCGCCTTCCTTCCATGTAGGTTCTTTGATAGAGCTACCGAACACACCCATTTCATATATCTGCATAAAGGTGAGAGGTTTCACTCTAAAGCGAAACTTACCGACTTTAATCTTTACAGATGCCTCGGCAATCGTTTTTGCTACCTTTTCCTTATCTGATGTTTTCATATTAAAATATGTTTTATAACATAAAAAGCGGTGCGGCTTGGGAAAGTTCCCTTACCTCACCGCCTTTTGAAGTTTAATTTTTTTACTAAATAAAAATCTTAGAAATTAAGTATTCTTACTTACCATTTTAGGCACTGATATCCTTGGTAAGAATATTACGATGACCGCTCTTCTTGTCACCATTTGAATCGAATACCGCCATCTGACGGAAATCAATGTTAAGATTAGGAAGTCCACTCTTACCGATAGAACCACTGCGAGTGATTGTAAGTTTCATCTTAGACCACTGGAAGGTACGAGAAGGAATATCATCCAAATTTTTTGTCACAATCTGTACAGCCTTGTAAATCTCGGTTTCTTGTGGAAGCTCATTCAACCAAGCATCCTTACCAGCAGCACCAGCATCCTTTGTATAACCAAGAAGCTTCGTGAAGTTATCTTCTGAGAAATCGTATGTCTGCAAGGTAAAACCCTTTGTTGCTGCTGATGTGGTCAGCACTGCGTAAGGGTCTTCTGAATCCTCAACCTCTACATCCGATGTCTGTGCTGCCTGGTCATTGAAACTCAAGCTACCAGAAACGACAGCCTTAATTTTGTCGCTCCATGTTGTAGGATAGCCGCCATTTTCGACACAATCGGCAAAACTGAAGCTTTCCAAGCCATATACACCATTCTTTGCCATAGTTTTATTCTTTTAAATTATTATACGTTACATTAAATTTCATATTGACGTAATAAGTGTTATCATTATCACGAGTTGGGCGAGAGATAGAGTAGAAATCGAAGTAACAGCCACCGAGGTAAGTACCGTCACCAAACAGAGAAAGAATCTTTTCTGAGTAATTAGAAAGCTTCTTTATATCAGGTAAGTTCGATGAGGTCTTAGGGCAATGAATATTCAGATTCACTACACCCTCATTAATGGCATCACTATACACAAAGGGAAGATGATTGATGGCGATATAATCACCAATAGCCAACTTTTCGGGTATCTCATACTTAAAGATACGCCCTTCCTCTATGCCTATTCTCTCAACATTATCATTGAGATACTTATATAATGCCGTTACCGCTTTATCTCCGAGTATCATATCTAACTATCGCTTTTAATCATTTCAGCTACTTCTTCAAAAACCTTCTTCATTTCGTCACGAAGGAAATACTTGGTAAGATGTAATACATTGTAGCCTTTATCCTCTACATGTTTGCCGTAGTTCATGCCAGCCACAATAATGAGGGAGTACCCTTTAGGTGCTACCACACCTTCTTTCTGTGCATACTCACTGAGTGCAGCACTTACGCCTTCCTGTCCTCCTTCCGCTTCTTCTGCCTTTGGAATCTTACCAACTGCCGAGGTGATGAGTTGCCCATCAAGATAAAGAGCGTAAGAAATTGAGTTCTTCAAATTTGCAGTTCGGTCTTGATAACCTTTGTTTTCTTTAGAGTAGGTGACCGCTTCTTCGGCAAGTTGCATCAAACGCATATTGAGGTAACTGATAATCTGCTGCCTCTTTTCGTTCAACCTTTTCTGTAAGGCTTCACGACCTTTGATTTGTAATTCAACCTTTGCCATATTGCCGCCTATTAGAGCCAAATTCTAAGATAGCGTTTCTTTAAGGTTACGAAGCCTTTAACCTCCATTTCCTTATCAATCGTGCCATCTTTCTTGGTTATCCAAACCTTTTCGCCTTCCTTCGGTATGAGAGGGTATTTTGCTTTTGAGAGAGGAGCATAGATTTCGTGCGAATACACGTACTGCTGCCCGTCTGTCAGAGTGATAATCTTCGCCTGCGAATTAGGTAAAATAACGCACTTTCCAAAGGTTTGCCATTCTCCTTCGGGCTGTTCGATAGGATTTCCGTCCTCATCAAAGCCATCTTGTGGAGCACCTTTTACTTTAAGTATATCTTCAAAATTCATACGCTATCTATTTGATTACCATACCTTCATACTCTGAACCCAATAATCATCAGAAGTACTATCAATAACAAGGTCAGCATCCAATCCAGCATCCTTCGCAATAGATTTAATCATTTTATCAATGAGATTCTTGTCGTTCTTGTAACTCTGAGATATACCGCCAACATTCTCACTTGATAATGGATTCATCTTGTAGAGGATACGCATAGCCGCATAGGCTACGGGTTTCTTTACCGCTACAGAGTATTCATCAGCCACGGATGCCGTGATGCTAAACTTATCAGTAGCATCAATAAACATCTTCTCCAAAGTCTCATCTGAGGTAGAGAAAGGCTGAATCTCGCTTGCTATGGCTTCTGAAATTGTCATGCTAATCTTGTTATCTTATGAAGTTTCACTTATTAAATCAATATATCCATAACGGAGGGTCAGTGCATTAAGCACCAACCTTCAAGATAAAGAAGTTTTCGATACCATCGAATACTGGTTGCATCCACATTTCGTTGGTAAGGTGATAACCCTTCTTATCTCTCCAATAACCGATAAGGTTGTTATCGTATGTAGAGTAAGAAACGCCATCAACTGGGTCAATAGCCTCCAAGCACTCAGCGCACTTTGGTACAGCCACCTTATCGGCACACATCGCAACAACTCGGTTATCTGGGATAAGGTTAAAGACTGTCTTGTCAGGCAGCTCAACAAACTTATCTTCATCAATCTGAATTGTTGGCAAGAGGATAGAGCGCAGATAGATATTCATCTGTTCAACGCTAATCATCGGTGCAGTAGGATTGATGGTAATCTGACCGAGGTTCAAGCGGAAGGTGTCCTTAATCTCCTTTGCCTTACACATTGCGAAGAATGTGTTCTCAGACATACGAAGACGCAGAATCTTACGACCCTTCTTGCGAGCCTCGTCCTTCAACTTCTTAATATCCTCAATAGGGGTTGCACCTTCTGTGCCCCAATTAGTTGTTGCGTCGAGCTGCTTGACACCCAAATCAAAGGTATAAGATACGTTAGCCTTAGAGTTATTGGTACGTGATACAGTCTGAGTACCCTTGAACAATCCCTCGAAGTACAACATATCAATACGCTTATGAGGAGCGATAACCGCCAACTCAAAAGGTTTGAATGAATACTTGATAAGCTCATCGTACTTAGCATTGAGCTGTGACTGTGTATAACCGCCACGTCCAGACATATCATTATACTTACCCTCCAAGAGGTGCATCTGGTTGAGGTAGTCGTTATCAAGCTCCCACTCATCGGCGATACGACCGATAGAGCCAGTAAGCTGCCCCCAATCAGGCATAGTATGCAATGGACGCTCTGCGTTCTTAGCGACTACAGAACCGACCATAGCAGCAGCATAAGTAGCCATATTTGCCTGATATACCCTTGCAGCACAATACTCAACAGGCTTCAACTCGTTTTTCCACTCAGCCTTGTAGGTGGAAGTCTTCATGTATTCGTCAATGTAGGTCTGAAAAGACTTTGGGTCTTGCAGATTCTTCAAAATACTATTCATAATCTATAATCTCCACTTTTAAAGGTTACTGAATCTTGAACAAAGCGATACCATTTGCTCTGATACCTTCCTTAATCTCATCATTGATAGGATAAGGAAGTGAATCTTCCTCTACCTCCATTACCTGTAAGGTAGGAGTTGCTGCGATAGAAGCTTCTTTATCTCTTATATCGAGAGTATCGTATGAAAAGCCAAGAAGTACATCCTTAGTCTTATCATAATCTGATACAATAGCATTTGCAGCAACTTCATTAGCAAGCTCTGACACAGTCAAAGTATCTACACCATCAGTAGACGCAATCGCAGAGATAGTTGCTCCAGCAATCTTATCGCCCTCCTTGAACAAAGAACCGCTAGCAATCTTTAAGGTTGTAGCAGCCTTAACAGCCTTCTCTGTAACCTTTGCAGTCTTTACAACCTGCGCTTTACCACCAGTTACAAGTCTGAGAACTGTACCCTTCGCAACAAACTTTAAAGTTGCTGGAAGGTTGGTAAGGTCGAGGTCATAACCACCCTGTCGGCGAAGGCACTGCTCTTCAAGCCAAAGTGCTTCCTTAATATCCTCTGGCTTGGTTCTATGCAAAAAATAGCCTCTGTTTGACATAATTTTCTTCTTTTTAAGAGTTTAACATAATTCATTGATAATGCCTTACTCCTTTGGAGCATTACGCTCCGAGAAGCCTTGCATTCTTTTAATGAAATCATTCTGCTCGTCTTCGGGAGAGGTTGCCTTGGGTGCTTCAACAAAATTGCCGTTTGCTACAAGTGACTGCTTCAATGCTGTCCAATCATCGGCACATTGCTGTGCAAGAGTTTCAAGATTCTCTTCCTTGTCGAGCTGATAACGTGAACGGAACTGCTGCGGAACGTCCTTCAATTTTTCGCTCTTACCGAAAAGGTCATCAAGACGTGCTCTTTCTTCCTTTTCCTTGTATGGAGCAATGGCGGCGGCTACAGCTTCGCTAACTGCTTTCTGGGTACTTTTGGTAGCCTCGGCAATCATCTGCTGAACCTGCTCTTGTGTAAGCCATGTTGGAGGTACTGGAGGGGTAGGAGGAACTGGTGGAGTAGGCTTATGATTAGGGTCGTTAGGGTCAATCCATCCATCGAATTTCTTCGTTGTTTCACTGACCGCACGATTGAATGATGATTGCATCATACCAACATAAGGTTCAACTGCCGAGATAGCACTCGTTACATCCTCGTCCTTTGACTCATCTGTTAGACCACGACTTGCAATAATCAGGTCAACCAGCTTTGAAAGTTCATCCTTCTTCAAACCATACTTTGCAAATGATGTTTTGGCAGAAGTAAGCACTTTTTCTTTTATTGTCATAGTAATTCTGTTTTAAACGTTAATAAATAAATAATTTCCGATTGCAAAATTACCATTTCTATTAATAAAATAATAATAAATAATAAAAGCTGTGTAAACAAATGCTATTTTTGGCGATTTTCTTGCGGTGTAAGCGGCTTTCTTTTAGTTTATGTATAGTTATTAAGAAACAAAAATAAAAGGCAAGATAGCCAATATTCTTGGTTACTTTGCCTTGCGTAGTATCAAATCTATCTTTGCCTTAACCTTCTTCGGATTCCTAGCATCGTGATTACTCAATCTTACCACATGATACCCAAGCCGACATATACCCGAAGAGCGGTTACCATCCTTGCGCTTTTGGTCTTTAGTAAAATGGTAGCCACCATCGAGCTCAATAATCATCTTAATCTCTGGCAGATATATATCAGCGAAGTATAGCTTTCTGCCCGTGACTATCGGTTGCTGTGGTATCACCTTATATCCTAATAGAGTGCAGATTTTCGCCGCAGCCTTCTCCGCATCGGTTGTATGTGAAAGGAGGTCGCAGCGAATTTGTCTGATTAAAGCCTTCGAGTATTTCATTTGCTCTTCTTTATCATATCAATCTCATCTTGTAGATAGAAGATAGCTTTGCTCAAATCCTGCACTATCTGTTCACGCTCGGAAAGATTCATTTCCTTCTTTCCTTTGCGTAAAAGATACTTTACTGCCGAGCCACAATTAAAATCAAGATGTCGGCAAATATCAATCGGCTCTATGACGCAGAGTTCCTTTAGCCAAGCGTAATGGTTAGGGTGATTAACCATTTCTTCCTTTTCCTCTGTGACGATAGTGCCGTTTTTTGCAATCTCTTCAAACTGAATAGGGATATTCTTTTTATATGGAATATTGTATTCGTCTGCTATAATATTGCATTCAACAATAGATTTATCTACCTTGATAACTTTCAATCTGAGAGGGCACACATTGATAAGCGAATATTTACCTTCCTCAATATTGTAAACATAGATTTTATTGTTGTTACCTATGACAATCACCTCATTTGGTTCTATAGGCAAGGTAAATACCAGCCCTTGACGTATCTTCATTGATTCTATCATAATTCTTACTTTTTAAAAGGTTTATTAACTGCTGATTCTTTTAATAATGGATGCATACATCTTACAACCCTTGCTTCTGTATTGTTTTTCTTCTGATACTCACAAAGATTGCATTCGATAGCACCAACCTTATGCAGAGCGTGCGTATATCGCCCACGCTCACCAAAAGGGCAATCTGTTGCATATTCAATACCGCCGTGAATAAACTCACGTACCTCATATTTAACTGCCGTATTCGGCTTCTTTTCTTTCTTTTGGTATAACATATTATCTTATCTCAATTTTGATTTTATAAATCGACTTCTGCTTCAATTTTTCCGTTCCATCAAGCAAAAGATGAGCAATGGTGTCAGCTACGGATTCGCTGATAGCTCTCTTCGTATATTCGTGATAATTGCCGTCTTCTTTTTCTTGATAGACGTTTACAAAGCCAGAGCTATCATCTGTGACAATAACCCCATTATCGGCAAACGCTAGCTTAAAATTAAGTCTTTCCATATAATTATTTTTTTTGTTCCATGAAATGTTTTTGTTGTATTAACATCATTCTTGTAATCAGATTCTGCATCTTTTCGATGATGTATTTCGGTGTCTCCGAAGTTCTGATAAAGAAAGGATGCTTTCCTCTCTTATGCTTATTAAAGAATAATGTATCATCTTCACCCTCTATCTTTACAGCAATCATGTACTGACCGATGAAGAGGTGAGCATTTCCCTCTTTTCTCTTTCGAGGTGTAGTGTACTTGATGCCGTTTTCTTCTAAGAAAGACATCAGTTTCTTTAATTTTGTTTCATTTTTCATCTTGCATATCTCCTATAGTTTAGTTATCACTTAATATTTTCTCAACCTCATCATCATATTCGTTTCTCTTATACCAAGTAGTGAGGTCAAAAATTACTTCCGCATCCTTTCTAAAGCTTTTGTATAAGCTCAGATATTTTTTCCTTGTTTGTGCGTTAGCTTTTCTCGCCTCATTGAAAAAGGCAAAGTAATTTTTAAAGTACTCCGAATGTATTGTGATAACATCGGCATTCTCGCATTTTTGCATCATAAACAGTATCGCTTCTACAATAACGACTGCCTTTGAAGCACAATAGATGTGATTCTTTTCTTTTGCTACAACTTCTCCGTTCTTAATGATGATAACAGAAAATTTTCCTGTTGCGAACTTATCTTCGTAATCACAACTTGCATAGCACTCATATCCAACAAGTTCTTTTGCTGGTGTGAGGTAAGTATCGAGCCAATTTTTCTTTTTCTCCATTTCGTATCTCCTGTGTTATTATATAATCGGGTGTGGGCATACGTGCGCCCGTTAGTTAATTATTTCTTGGGGCTGTCGCCCCTATAAGGGAATAAATTTAATTAAAGCCATCATCCCTTATTTTATTATTTTTGATTTTACATAAACTATATCTTCGCCTCCTTTCTTTTCATACCATGACGAGATATTGATATTGCATCGTCCATCTGCATACGATAGATATTCGATTCAATGGAAAATGCACTTCTATTTTTTGCGCTTATCACTATTATAGAACCTTCAAAATCCGTAATGGTCATATTATTGGTACATACCTTTGCATCGCACCTTACTTCCTTGATTCTTGTGCGCTTATTGATGATGCCCTTGTTTACAAGCTGATTTGTAACTTTGAATGCTTGATACATCGTACCATAGATAACATCCTTAATTCTGTCATAAGATAAACCTTTGTTATCGCTAAACTTCTTTCTCAACATACGACTTTCACGTTTGAGAGCCTTGCGAATAGTCTTCGCATTTCTCCCATTCGTCCCCTTATTGTGCGTATTGATTACGTCCTCTTGCATTCTAACTTGGTTCTCCATGACAATCCTTCTCAAAAGGTTTTTGAGGGCTGGAAATGTCATCTTCGTCAAATCATCCTTGCGAAGCTTATAACTATATCCATTATTTGAATGTATGCTACGTGCAATGAATCTCTTCTTTCCATTTTTCTCTTCAAAACGGAAATACCCTATATTGCAACCATATTCAAGCAGTCTCTTTAATTTATTATTGTCAATATGCAATAATTTAGCGCAATGATTATATGATACAAGATTAAGGTCTGATGAGCGGAATAAGAGCTTTATTTTAAGAAGCAAGCAGAAGGCATCTAAGCGATTCTTATCGCTCAGAGCAAACTTAGCTTCTTGTATTCCTATTCTTATTCTTTTCATCATTATATATATATTAATGTAAAAACCAAACAGATGAAAGGTGCTATCAATCATTCCGTTTGGTTTATATATCGAACCCTTTCACTTGTGTTGATTGGGCATATATGATTCTTTTCTTAGCTTGGAAAATAGCACTTTCCTTTTACGCCGCAAAATTATAAAGAAAAAATGAGATATTTACTTAAAATCTATTAAAAAACTAATAATAAGTATTAATAAACTAAAAATACCTATTAGAAAATTTGGTAGTCTGAGGTAAAGTTATTAATTTTGCGGTATCAAAGTTAATAAAATAGCTTTTGATACATATAATTAATGTAGAAATTATTAATAAATTAAAAATAGGAGATACGACAATGAAAACAGAAATTTTAAGCAAGCAGGTCTTAGATTACATCATTAATGATGTTGAGACAACCATTCATCGCTTGGGCATCAATGCTCAGCTTTCTATAGAGGTTAAAAAAGATTATAGAGGCAACGAGTATGAGAAATTGATGAGCACATCGTTTCAGACAATGCCAATGCTCTTCAAAGAGATTCACTTGGAAGGCAATATTGCAATAAGAGATAAGGTTGACGCACCTGATGATTTCTTGGAGGTTCACATTAATCTCGATTATTATTATCATACATTTGATAATGGTAGCAACGGGCATACTTTAGGCAGAATTGTCTTCGAGGTTGATAAGCGAACCAATGAGAAGATGAAGGAGAGCGGTAAGGAGAGCAATTATATTTCAATGATTGTACGCAAGGTTCAGTCACTCGAAATCTAAGAAAGGAAACGGCAGGGCTAACCACCCTGCTACTAATATAGGAGATACGAAAAATGAAAAAAGGCATGATGAATCCATGTAATTGGAGAACCGAAGATGTAAAAGATGCGGTACAAGCAGCAATGCTCGCCGCTAGTGGAATTATCTTAGCGTATGCTGTTATCTGGCTCGCTTACTAAAAAAGGAGGTAATATGGAGATAGTAACAACATTAGTTAAGTTCCGTTGTCGCAAGGATAAAATGATGGAGCAGTCAAAGAATGCTCAGATTTTTCTCTTTGAAGACAAAGAAGGTAAGACTAAGGTATTCGTACCTAAGTCTAAACTAATTATCAAGGATGATGCTTTAGATAGCAACTATAATCTTTGCATCATACCTAAATGGGTATTCTTTAGCACAAAGAACCTTTCGCAGAATGTTGAGTTGGTAGGAGAAACGCAACACATGGAGGTTCTCAATGATATTGAAGATTAATAGTATATATAGTAATAATTATTTTGTTTAATGTATTAAAAAATAGGAGATACAACAATGAACACAATGGCAATGAATTTGATGGCACAGCCAAGAGTAAATGAAGTAGCGGTTGCAAAGCAGCCAGAGTTGAAGAGCGCAGACGAACGTCAGTTTTTGGATTTTGACGTAAGTAAGTGTCAGATACTTACCTTAGAGCAGCTTGAAAGAACTGAACGTGAGAATGATGCTTACGGCAAACCTCTCAAAGGTATCTATCATCACGAACTGATACATCGTGTAATGGATATGTGTAAGAGCTATGGTTATGAGCCAGAGATTTATGATTTATTTGCTTCAAACAACAAGGATAAGAAAAATCCTGGTGTAAGCATCTTGCCACAGAAAGAAGCTCAATTCGGCGACAGAGCAGTAGAGGCTCATATTCTACGAAGAGTTTACTGTAATATCCGTCTCAGAGATTTCGATAAAGGAGAGGGTAAGAATGAGGTCACAACCAATATGGCTGTATCATTCCATCAAAGAGGAATACAGCTCGGAATTGGACGTAATTGTGTTATCTGTCATAATACATGTATGCTTTCACCAGAGCAGTATGCGGCTACATATTCAGATACAAATAGCAACCGAAAATCATATACACTTGAAGAGTTGCTTCTAAAGGCTGATGAGTGGCTACAGAACCTTCGAGGTATTGTTGCTTCCGATGATGAAAAAATCGAAGCAATGAAGGCAAGAGAGATTAGTGCGCAGGAAATGTTTACTATAATAGGTATGCTTACCGCTCTACGTGTTTCATCTGAGACTAAATATAAAGAAATACGTAACTTGCAAACTATACCTCTGAATCAAGCTCAGATAGGTCGTCTTACCGAGAAGATGATGCTTACCTATCACGAGCAAAATAAGGTGACAGTGTGGGATTTTTACAATGCCGCTACGGATATGTATAAACCGCACTTATTAGACCAGCCAATGATTCTTTCGCAGAATATGGCAATGGTTAGTTTTATTAATCAGAATTTAATATAAGAGTAGGGCGAAAGCCCTCTCTTTAAAGAAAGGATTTAAAATATGGAAGAGATTTGGAAGGATATACCTGAATGGGAAGGATTTTATCAGGCATCGACTTTTGGAAGAGTTCGTTCTGTCGATAGGGTTCTTATGACACAAAATAGTCATGGCTTTCTTTCGCCAAGGGAACACAAAGGGAAAATAATTTCCCCAAATACAAATAATCGTGGTTATCTGTATCTTTGCTTATGCAAAGACAATAATCATCATTGGTTTGCCAAGGTTCACCGACTGATTGCAATGACATTTTTACAAAATCCAAATCATCTTTCAGATGTGAATCATAAAGACGGAGATAAACTGAATAATAAAGTCGATAATTTGGAATGGTGCTCTCATTCTGAAAATCAAAAACATGCGTTGCGTACGGGTCTTAATATAAAGCCTTATGCGGCTGGAAGATATAAAAAAGCTGTACTGCAAATTGACCCGATTACAAAAAATGTTATTGCTGAGTTCGATAGTATTACGGCTGCTACTTTATATTTCGGTAAAACCAATATAACAAATATTGGTAACGTGTTGAATGGTAGGCACAAAATTGCCTATGGATTCGAATGGAAATACAAGTAGCAATGAGTAGCTTCATTCAGAATAAGTTGATTTAAAATATAACTACATAAGATTGAATATTGAAGTTATAAGAAAGTCGATAATAAGAGCCATAAAGCCGCCGTGAGGTGTCGGCTCTTTTTTCTTGGAAGAGTTAATTTAGGTTCTGATATATCTTACCGTGAGGTAATTAGTTATGTCAATTACTAGTTAGATAGATATTAATTATGGTTATTGTTCTTGCCCTACGGCGGTAGGGCTTTTTATCCCAAGGAAAACCAATCGTACGGGTGTGCGTGGGCTGTATGGTAGTGATACCGATATTCTTATCATACCCTAAAGGAAAGAGGTGAATATATATAAGTACATTTATTCTACTGTGTTAAAGAATATATGCGAAGATACTCCGTAATAAGCAGCTCTTAATAAGCGGAGGTTGGCGAGGGTTCGATTCCCTCTCTTGGGACTATGTTTTTTAAATATATACAATATGACAGATTTTAACGGAAAATTAAACTTGCTGAAGCTCAAAAGAGCTGGCGTTATGCAAATACCAGGACGAACCGAAGTGCTTCGCTGCTTGGTTATCCCTATTGAAGAGAATAATATCTTCATCAGTACGGATGAGAATAACCGCCCGAAGGCTGCTTATCTCGACCTTACCGCTTGGGAGTTGAAGAACCCTAAGTACGAGGAAACCCACATGATTAAGCAGTCGTTATCTAAGGAGATTCGTGAGAAGATGACAGACGATGAGAAGAAGGCGATGCCTATTCTCGGTGGTTTAAAACCTGCAAACTTTGAAGCTCAGAATGGAGCATCTACTTGCGATGCTCCTTTTGCACAAGCGCAGGATTTGAGTGATTTGCCCTTTTAGCGTAAGGGCTTTCTTAGATATAGGATTTAAGTTAGTTTTAGATTATTAGAAACATGAGAAGTAGACAAAGTAATTGGTTTGAGGTAGGAATCCGCTACCAGAAGACCCAAGAAGATGGTTCAGAGAAATCTGTAACCGAGAAGTATGCGATTGATGCTTTATCTTTTACGGAAGGCGAGAGTGCAATCACGGAGGAAATGGCTGCATATATTAGCGGCGAGTTCAAGGTTAAGTCGATGCAAGAGGCTTCGTACAGAGAGGTGTTCTTTTCTGATAAGGGTGATGATGATTGCTGGTATAAGGCGAAGTTGCAATTCATTTCCTATGACGATAAGACCAACAAGGAGAAGCGTAGCAACGTGACTTACCTAGTGCAAGCAAAGTCTATGCACCGAGCAATCAGTAACATTGATGAGGTAATGGGCAAGACGCTTATCGATTACGAAATCATCGGTCTCAGCAAAACCAACGTGTACGATGTATTCGAGCATAAGACAACGGAGGAAAAGGAACAGAAGTCTAACGAAGAAAAGAAGGAGGAGTAAACTATGGCAAGACCTAAGAAAAATGGCGTAGAACAGCCTTTGAATTTGGATGGCAATAATATGCCTATGGAGAACGAGAACGCTCAGCAGAGCCAAGAAAATGCGGGTCAGCAGCAAAGTGAGGAGCAAGTTGAAGAGAATGAGAAAGAAAATGGACTTCCTTTTGAAATAGAGGATGGAGTTCCTTCCCCTATTGACAATAATGGTTCGTTTATTATCTATGCCCCAAAAGATATTGAAGCCCGTAAGGGACGTATTGAAGTTGTGACGGGTATTACTCTTATAAAAGGGTATCGTGGATTGGCGGTTCCAATCACATATAACGCTCTTCATGGTCTGCCTACGGAATCAGATTATCGCCTACAGCACTCTGATGTAATTTCTACGCAGGTAGGCGAAGGAGAAATGATAAAGCTCGTACTCTCAATCAATGATGAGACAATGATACAAGAGCAGACGAATTTCGGTTCTCGCTCTCGTAACCTCATTATTCCGAAGGGTACTCCGCTTGCCGTTCTGATGATTTTTAAGCTGTGAAATATATAATTGCGGATGGAGGTCTATTTTATTAATGGTATCTCCTTCCGCTCTATTAAGTAACTATGACAGAAGTTGAACGTAAAATGCGCAGAAGCAAATACGGCAAGACCTACTATCAGAAGCATCGTGAGGCTTGTATCGAAAGAGCAAAAGCTTGGTATAATGCTCATAAAGAGCATCGTAGGCTGTATATGCTTGCGTATAATGGTAAATAGTATTTTTATATGGATGAGTTGGATAAAATTAAAGAGTTGAATACTCAATATAAGCTTTTACGTAATAACGGGATGGTGGTAAAAGTAGACCTCGTAACCAATGTGGGAACTTATGTAGTAAAGAACCCTAACATTATTAGCAAGGTGCTTGACTTGCTTATCCGTGAATCGCAGAAGCAGATAGAAAGTGAGGTGAATACATGATAGGATTGAATGATAGACCAACAAGAGCAAAAAGGGTTGTTGTGGTTCAGTTAAAAGACAAAAAGCCTGAACCTTTCCTTACTTGCCCAGAGATTTATTTAAAGTATGATAAAGAGAAGATTGGCATCTGTCTTAATGCTCTATGGAATGCCCTTGCTAAAGATGGTTGCTACGAGAATAAGAAATGCAAAATCTCTTATCAGAATATCGAACAATTAAAAACATTGGCATGGGAGTAAGTAATAAAGGGTGTTGTGTACTGAAATATCCTCATTCTATAGATGATAGATTGTTAGCTCTGTACGCACAGGGGCTTACCATACCCGAAATCAGCAAAAAGGTAGGCATACCTTATGAAACAGTACGGCGGCGACTAAAAGAGAATGGAGCTAAACCTGCATCACCACGATTTATCGCTAAGTTCGGAGATATTCGTTATGTCGGTCATCGTAAATACTGGAGCGAGGAAGAGGAGCAGAGATTCAAAAAATACTTTCCTTTCCATACAAATGAGGAGGTTTCCGAAGAGTTTTGTTGCAAGCTTAGACAGGTAAAGAATAAGGCACGCCAACTTGGTTTATCTAAGGATAATGAATGGCTTCATTCTAAAAATATTCACTCTTTAAAGATTGCTTACATCATGTCTAAATCAAGTAATAAAAGGGTGTTATTCAAGGAAGGTAACAACTATGGCTGTAGATTCAAAAAAGGCAATACCATCGGATATAGGTTTAAAAAAGGGTTTAAGTACGATAAAGAGTTTTGGGAGAAATACAGAAGGGGTGAAGTAGCTTTGCCTTGATTATATTTTTTCTTAATATATAAAATAAATACATTATGAAATTTAATAAGGATTTGCCAGCAGATATGCAAGTAAAGACAATTCTGCAAAACTTCAATAACAAGCAAGCTGAATGCGATGCTCTCAAAAAAGAGAACGAAGAATTAAAAAAGAAGTTAGAGCAAAAGGATATTCTGTATCGTAATATGCTTAATCGCTTTAGTAATATGAATACTCAGATAAATATTGACTATAAGGAAAGGTACGAACAGCTCAAAGCTGATAAAGCTGAGAGCGGTATGAGATATAGCCGAATCCTTAACGATTTAAATAAGGCTCATGGAATGCTTGAATCCATCAAAGGTATTATGAATAGCGCAAACGAAAAGATAGAAGCATTCTGCTCTGATAATATGGTTGAAAACGATATTCGTTCCAAAGTTATTGAGCTTGCAACAGATAACACTTCCTCTTCTGTGAGCGTTAAAGAACAGAAGTTCGTTAGTTATGTCCGTGAGCTTATTGCTAACTTCAAGGAAACAGGTTCTCTTCGAGGAATCGGTATTATTGCAAGAGAATATGGTGTTAGCTCTCTGACTAAGGAGCAGTTCTTTCGCTACGGATTGAATAATGAAGGTGTTACCGATGATTATATCATCAGTGTATATGAAAAGGCTAAAAAACATTTATAACTATGACAGATATAACTATTAAACATAATAATAATGGCTGCTTCGAGGTCTTTCAAGGCAATAAAAGTAGCGATGAACTTAGTTTTGACGAAATGTTAGGACTGATAGCTGCTCTTACTATACCTGAACGCTGTCCTAGCTTGCTATGGATGAAGACCAAGGAGCAGCGTGAAGCCCAAAAATTGTTATCACACAGATAGCGAAATATCCTATATTTGAAAATGCTAAAAAGAAGAATAAGAATGGAAAAAACAAAGTACAATAATGACGTTCCTTATGAGAGAGTTGTATTGCGAGTACTACAAAATTACTCACAGATGCAAATCAAACTTTATCGCCTACAGAATAAGGTGAAAGAGCAGAGTGATAAACTTGTGTTCTGTAATAACGTTATCAATCAATTCAAAAAAGCTATCAATGAATTGAATAATGATGATTATAAGAAGGTCGTTGCTGAGCGTGATGAGCTTCTCCAAAAGAACAAAGAACTTTCTCGTCAATTGAAGATTTACGAAGGTATGCGTAAGTACTTCAATAGCGAGGTATCAAAATTAGAAACTGATAAATAATATATCAATATGAAGAAGATTTTATCTTGGTGCGGCTCTCACACTGAGCTGCTGTGTGCATTCTTTCTATTAGGATGCTGTATCAATAGTGCGGTCAAAGAGGGGTGGTCTGTGGCGATATTGTTCTTGCCGTTTATCGCTATGTGGATATTTGTCTATCGCTTACAGAAAGAGATTCTTCGCCTTATCAAAAAGAATAAGGAACTAAAAGAAACCTATAAGCAGCTTGAAAAGGCTTATGATAGAACAGAAGATTTAAAGGAGCTCTGTTTCTATAGATACCTCTTTGCAAAGAATGATGTTGATTTATGCAAAAAGAAGATTAGTTGTAGCGATTATCTTTCAAGTAGAAGACATTTTGAAGATAAGATAGTATTTTATATTAAGAAACTTTTAGCAAAAGGTGTGCGATAATGAAGTACAATGAGTTTCTTAAGAAAGAGAGTCAGAAGAAAGGCAGAAGCAAACCACGGCACATTGAATCGCAGATTCAGATTCAGATGGTGAAGTGGTTTCGCTTGCAATATCCTCATTACATCATTGCTGCCATCCCTAACGGAGGGCAACGAAGTGCGCTTGAAGCAAAGATTATGAAAGGTGAGGGTGTTTTAGCTGGCTTCTCCGACCTTATCATTATAGCAAAGGGAAATGTCCTATTTGTGGAAGTTAAGACGAAGGGCGGATATCAATCTGATTTGCAAGCCAAATTTCAGTCCGATGTTGAGCGGTTAGGCTTTCAGTACAGCATTTGCCGCTCCTTGGATGAGTTTATCTTAACCATCGAAAAATGGATAAAAGATAAGTTTTCTGTGTAAAAATATCGGATTTCTTTGGTTTTATATTAATATCTATTAAAAAACTAATAAAATACCACGGAAAATTTGGTAGTTTCAAAAGAAATTATTAATTTTGCGGTGTAAATAATTAATAAATAGGTTTAATAATTAAATTAAAGGAGATACGACAATGATTACAATTATCAATAAATACACAGGCGAGGTTATCACCAAGTACTCAGGTGCTTTGGTAGGTGAATCTACAGAGGATTCTTTTATCGCCAACGCAAAGGGTTCGGGTACGTTCAGAGGACGTTGGAATGCTATCGTAGAGTAATTTTATTCCTCTGAAAGGCTTGAATGCAACACAATGCCTTCTTAAAAGCCAATACGCTGTGAAGGAATGTATGAAGAAGAAATAATTAACGTTTAAATATAGGAGATACAATTATGGAAATCAAGGTAAATATACCACAAAACGATTATGTTCAACCAACCGAAGTTAGAGAGGAAGTCGTACAGGCAATCTGTAATGCCTTCTTATCTAATAGTTGTTGGGATATTTTTCATCCTTTCTCAGGTACAAATAATGGTAGCCGACCTGCTACAAGACGTATTAGCTTGAGCAATCCACGCTTTAGTGGACATGCCAATGATAAGGATATGGTTAGAATACATGGATGTGAAATGAAAGCTGCCTTTAAGGTGTTGATAAAGGCTGGTTATCACATGTATAAAGTGTATGACTATGGCTCTTGGATGGGGTATGCATGTGATAAGAAACCTTTCCGTGAGGGTGCATCTGAGGTTCTTACGTTTAACGACTTTATTGATTAAGCTTATGTTTATAGAATTTAAGAATTTAAATGTGGCATTCGGAAAAGAGTTCCCTTTAGCTATCGTGTACCTCAATAAGTGCGATGGTGAACGTTTTTTAAGGGAGCAAGGAATAGCGAAATCTGGCTCTTTTAGCAGCTTCATTCCGCTTATTGCAATCGTTGATAACGTGCCACAAAAAGCGAGCTGTAAGATTATCTTTACTAATTATCGCATTCTCAATAAAGAAGAGGAGAAAGATGTGTTAGATACTCTTAAACGAAGTAATCTTACTATCAATGATAAAGGGTTTATTTCCTTCCTTGATTATAAAAAGGTTTGCTTTGAGGTTGATGGAAATATCCTTACCTATGATGACTTCTGTAAGTATGAATTACCAAAGGGACAGGTATTCAAAATGGTCTTTGATAATGGTTATTCTTATTATGGCTCAGAGCCTTTTAAGGGTAATGCGAAGAAGTATGCTGATACAGCCATAAAAGTTGCCGAGAAATTGAGGTATCTTTGGTCTGGTTGGGCAATGGGCTTTAGGCTCAATAGTCTTTTGAATATAGATGTTGTTTACGGCAAAGATGAAAGTTATTCAGTTGTATCTAACACATAATGATTATGGAAGAGATTAAAGAAAAGAAGTTTATCATAGAAGCAAAGGGCGAAGTGCCCTTTGCACAACGCACGGGTGATGGCTACGAGCTATTCAATAATGAACGAACAATGAAGTTCTGTGCGAGAAGGCAACAGATACTGGATAATGAAACGGGTAAACAGAAATCTTGTTTTGCCGTTTTCTGCTTCGTTAAAGAGGATGATGGATGGGTACAAGGTGATAACTATCATCAGACGGAAACCATCACCTCTTTTGTTAAGGATTTGAATATCTCTCCTTATTTTACCAATGCGGTAAAAGAATATCGTGAGCAGATGGATATTACAGAAACATGGGAGGTTAAAAAATGGGAATAGGAGCGATTTTAATCATCATAGGCGCATCCGTTATCGCATTAAGCAGCGTTGTTGCTGTTGGCGCAATGAACGGAAAATTAGAAGGTGTGGTAACTATAAAAGAGAAATTCTTGGTTACTATATTCTTATTCATCTTACTCATAACGGGTTGGGTGTTATTGTATAACGGAATATTAATAATTAATCTGTGATAGAATGGAAAAGAGATTAAGCTTAGAAGATAAAGCTAAAATAGCTAACGGCAATGAACGTCATTGTAGACAATGCAATCATCGTGTTTGCCCAGATGGTTTGCTTGAAGTATGCTCGGAGGCTTTTATTCGAGGGTACAAGAAAGGCTATAAACAAAATCAGAAAGAACAGAAAGAACGTATTGATAAGATACTCCACCCTGTTACTGAGCCTTGTGGTAGTAATGCTATCTTTGTCTTTTTCAGAGACGTAAGAAGTGGTGAGTTACAACCTTATATTGAGGATATGAGAATGCCTGATGCAAAATGTTACCAAGATATAGGTTCAATAAAGTTTTCGCCAGAAAAAGACGAGCCGCAGAAACTACAGATTGCATGGTGTTATCCGAAGGATTTGATTAAGCTTCTTGGATATGACAAGAAGTATGCCGATTTTGAGCGTATAGCTCTTTCTGAAGGCGCATTCTCTTATCCTCGTGAGGAGTATGAGGAAAATCTTCAAAAGTACTCTGCCGTGCGCTATGAACACAAAAAATATTATCATTATCGTAAATTAAAAAAATAGCTTTGTTATGGATAAAAAAGATATTAGTCTAAAAGTTATACTTGAAATCGGTGGCAACCTTTGCGGTATGACCATAAAGGATAAGGATGATAAAGTTGTGCTATTCGAGCATTTGTCATTTAGTGAGCAAATTAAGATTCTCAATAGCCTTAGTCAGAATTATAACTGCCTTGTGCGGTTCTTAAAGGGAAAGGAGAAGTAGAGTATGGAAACACCTATTTTATTAGGCAATCACAATGATTGCAAGATAGATAAAGGAAGATATGTAGAAACCGATGTTTCGGGCTATAAAGCCGTTATCTATGTGCCGAGCGGCATTGATAATGAGCAGATTCAGAAAGCACTTGATTACGCTTATTCTACCCTCTGTCAAAGCTGCTATATGGAGTTTATCTTAGCAGATAACTTCCTTCTTATTTCTAAGGAGGTCTTTGATAAGAAGAAGGTGTTTAAATTCAATCTTAAAAAGCACTTTACTGATTGTCAGAAATCCGTCCGTGAAACGATGAAGTTATATGAGCGACACATGGATGAGGATTACTATAATGAGTATTCTACTTATCTGTGGGATTTGATTAAGGATAAGGTTGAGAAGTTGCGAAAGATGATTGAAGATAAGCTTCGTAATCTTCAATGCAAGTATAACCCTTATCTTTGTTCTTATGCTATTATCATTCAGAATCTCGTACAGCAGATTAACGATACTCATAAACACGTTATGGAGATTACGGAAAGGGAGTATGGGGTTGATATTGCTCCAAGCTACGAGAATCATCGGGCTAAGATGGCTTTTACGCAAGCGGATAACTGCTTATACGACATCATGCACAATGAAGCCAAAAAGTTCCGTGATAATATTGTTAAAGATAAGAAAATTATCGCCGTATGGTCTGACATAATAAGGACTATCTATAATCCTATTAACGCAAAGAAGGCTCGTATTTCGGCTTTTTATAGTATGCCTAAAGAAACGCAAGCTCTTTATAATTTGCGTGAGGAGGATGGCTTCTGCGAGCCTAAAGAAAGTACTAAGAAATTAAAGAAAGGAGCGTAATGTATGTGTGAGATAACTATAAAGGGGCATGTAAGCATCATAGAGGCTTTAAAGTATATATTGAAGTTCAATATCATTATCCTTCGCAATGGCTGGCGATTATTGAACGGATTGGTTCACAGATACCCTTGGATATTCATTATCGCCACGATAATCATTTCTATGCTTATCAGCATGGTTCAGATAGGCAGCGCAAGGGCTGAGCGTGATTCGTATAATCAGAAGAATGTGCATCTTTTGCAGAAACTTGCTTCGTATGAGGCTATAATAAGATAATATTGTATCTCTTGGGAGTAGCGGTTTTGACTGCTGCTCCCTTCTAAAAGTTTATACAGCATATATTAATCCTATTATAGGTAAGAGGAGAATTGTGTATCTTTGCACAAAATAATAATTTAAAATTCAAAGAATATGAGTAAGTCAAGCGGTGGTACTCGCACCATAAGTAGCAATAACGCTGCGCAGAGTAGAACATCGAGTAGCCTTAGTGGAAAGGTCAGCACAATGGACGAAGCCAATAAGGTTATGGATACATATAAGAATCTCTATGATATGCCAGCTAAGGAACAGAAAGCTTTTACTGATTCTTTTGCTCAAGCAGTCATGGATACGTTCAATGATAAGAAGAAGGGGTATGATGATTTGATGGAACAGAGAACCAGTAAGGCTTTCAAAGAGAACAATAAAGCTGATTACGATTGGGCTGTTCATCAGCATACTATACAGGTGGATAATCTTGTAGAAGAAAGACAGCTTATTACAGATAAGTATAATAAATTTATCAAGGTAAAGAAATAAGTCGTTGATTCTTAGCAAGAAAGCTATTAAACACTATTAATTCCGATTTATTTCTATTAGAATCAAAAATAGTTGGAGAAAAATTTGGTAGTTCGCAGATTTCTTTTTAATTTTGCGGCGTTCAATAAAAGTAAGCTGATTGAGATTGAGAAGCTCTTTCAGTATATGGAAGGGCATTTTTTATGCTCTGACTTCTCTAAAGAAATACGATATAGGCGTATTGTCCCTTGCATACATTGTAATGGTGTGTGCGTTCCTTTAGCTTACTGGAATTGAACAAAGGGTAACAGTACGCCCTTTATGTGTCTGTACAGTTTAACGTTCAAAAAAGTAAGCAAAATGAAGAACGTAGAAATTTTTAATTCTCCTATGTTTGGAGAGCTTAGAACCTCACGGAATGAGAAGGATGAACCTTTGTTCTGTTTGAAGGATGTTTGTGATTCCTTGGGGTTGCAAGTTGGAGCGGTAGTAAATAGACTTCAATCTTGCCACATTAGTTCAATTAAGGTAGCAACGGAAGTTATATCTCATGGTGCTGCAACAGGAAAGATGCAAGAGCAGAAAATGTTCTTTGTTACCGAACCAGACCTTTATCGTGTAATTTTCCAATCTCGCAAGCCTTCTGCTCGCAAGTTCCAAGATTGGGTATTTGAAGAGGTGTTACCTACTCTTCGCAAGGAGGGTTCTTATTCCATGACGCAATCTAAGCAGTCTTTGGCAAGCTATCAGATTGAAGACCCTATAGAGCGTGCAAAGCGTTGGATAGAGGAGCAGCAGCACACAAGAGCACTTGAAGCTCAGACCGAGCAGCAGACAGTCGTTATTACCCATCAGCAGGAGCAGATACAGAAGGATGCTCCAAAAGTTGAGTATTACGACCAGACATTGGCTGCGATAAATTGTGTCACTCCTACACAGATAGGTAACGACCTCGGAATATCAGCAAAGACTCTTAACAAAAAGCTTTCTGAAATTGGTATCATTTATAAGCAGTCTGGTCAGTGGATGTTCAAAGGTAAGTATAAGGATTGGAATTTGGGAAATTCACGAACATTCAACCGCATCTTGCCTGACGGAAGAGTGATAGCCAACACCAACCTCGTATGGAATCAACGTGGCAAGCGTTTTATTCTTGCTCTCTATAACAACGACTTTAATGTGAAGGATGCTATCGCTGAAATCAACGGCGAGAAGAGAGCTGCGCTTGAATCTAAAAACAATCAGTCTAACTTTTAATTGAATAGGAGAAATCAAAAATGGATAATCAGAATATGATAGAGGTAACAGTTGATAATGATGCTACTCAGCGGTGTGTCGGTTTGCTCAAAGAGCTTATGGCGGTACAGGAAAAAGCTATGAAGTTCTTGGTATCTGAGGGTATTGATGATAGCAATGAGGGTACGATGATTGCCGAGGGCATCGGTAACGCTGTGAAAGCATTTGGTGGCGTACTCCCAGAGGGTATCTACAGCGAAGTAATCGGGGTAGGGGTTTAACGTTATGCGTGAGTAGGGAGATACGCAATACAACAAGGTGTAAATAATTATAGGAGATACAGCTACTATAAGAAAGGCAGGCACTATTTGCGCTCTGCCTTTTCTTTTTCTCTTTGCTTTCGTTCAGCCCTTGCGAGCCGAATCTCTTCATTAATCTCGTCCATCGTCATATTGACGTTATTCTTCCTTGCTTCTTCTATGAGAGCATTGAAGTTCTCTAAAGCCTTCTTCTTTTCTTCTTCTGTCATTATTTTATATTAATCAGTTCGTTTCTATCTATCTTAGGAACTTCCTTTTTATCTGAATCAAAGTCGAGTATATATTTTTGAGGATAACTAATACAATGTAGAAAAATATACTTCCTCTCATCAATATTTATAGCCCTTACGACAAAGGTATCATTTCTATAGAAATATGAGTTATTATCATTGAGAGTGAAATCAGCTCTTATCTTCTCTTTGATGATATTATTATCAATGGGTGTTTGCTCATATCCGTTTTCGGTAAGTACATAAAGAAGCTTTTCGTTACTTTGCAGTTTCAAGTCTTTATATTGATAATCTTGCCCTACAACAATAAAGCTACCTGTTAGCTCACCAAGATATTTATCTACATAACTATATCCTATAAGGCTATATATGTTAGACAATACAACCGTATCTTTATTCATTTCATCAATAGGATGAGTAGAGATATATTGCTCGATAGTTTGTTTGGTTGCATCTTGTATAGGCGATAAGTTTGTTATCTTCTGTTGAGCGTTGGCTGCTATACAAAAGAGAAGTTCACTAAATATACATATCTTCTTTATCTGTTTCATATCATTTATCTTCAAGTGTTATAAAAGTCAGATTATCTTTATCACAAGAAAACATAGCTTGCCCCACATTATAACCACCGAAGCCATTTTTTGCTCTATATGTAACAATAAACAACTTCTCTCCCTGTTTTGACGTTTCTTGCTCTTGCATATCAACAAACTCATAACTATCAGGGTCACGTAAGCGTTGTTTGATTAAATCGCCAGCCATCGTCTCAACATACTCCTTGTTTTCGTACAGAGGGGTATTCATAAGTTTTTCTGTCTCTTTTTTGTTTTCATTCTGTCCGATAGCTATCATTAAAAAGAATAAAATAACAAGGATTCCAAGACATCCACATCCCTTTTTCATAACTATATCTCCTATATTAATATTTATAAATTGCACGATACCTACTTAAAACACGCTCTGCGGCATTATCTTCCCTTTTCTTGGTATATAGTAAGGCAAGGCGAAGATAACCCGTTCTGCGCAAGCAACCGAGGTACATCAGCCGCTCGTAGCAATATGTGGCTCTGCTTAGTATTCCATCACGGAGGTAGCGTTGAGCCATTGCCGCCAACTCCTTTGGTGATGCGTTATAAATCTGTGTCATAATTCGTCTGATTTGGTTATGTATGCAAAGGTGGCGAAAAAATGAATACTATATATTTATATTGCATTTTTTATATTAATATAACCT